ACCCGTGCCCACTGAGGCCGAACAGGCGCGTTACAACGCCCCACACGAGCCGACTAAAACCAGCCGTGCGCTGGTGGAGATGGGTTTGGCCGGGGGTTTCACGCAGGAGCAGATCGCCCGGGTTATGGGCATCAGCGACAAAACCCTGCGGAAATATTACGCACCGGAGATCGAGGACGGCGGCGCGACTGCCAGCCTGCGGGTGGCCGGAAACCTGTTTCGCATCGCCACCCAGACCTCGGACAACAAGGCGGCGCTGACGGGGGCTATTTTCTGGCTCAAGTCCCGTTGCCGGTGGCGGCAGGCTGACGGCATGGAGATTGATGCCGAGGCGAAGGTGGGCGAAGGTGACCAGCGCGTGGCGTTTACGCTGCGAATTGGCGAACGCGAATCGGAATGATCGAGCACGAGTACATCCGACCTTGGCTTTACGAGAAACAGCGCCTTGCGATCTTCGACTGCCAAGACCCTGCCGGACTGCCAGCCCGTTACGGCGTCATTGAGGCGTCGACCAAGGCGGGCAAGACGGTCGGCTGCATGGCTTGGCTGGTCGAGCAGGCGCTGATCAACGGACGCCCGGGCCGAAACTACTGGTGGGTCGCCCCGGTTTATCCACAGGCCAAGATCGCGTTTCGACGCATCAAGCGTGGCCTGCCGTCCGGGATGTTCCACGCCAACGAAACTGAAATGACGCTGGCGCTGCCCAACGGGGCCGTCGTCTGGTTCAAGTCGGGCGAGAAGCCGGACAACCTCTACGGCGAGGACGTGTTTGCAGCCGTGATCGACGAAGCGTCCCGCGTGCGCGAGGACTCGTGGATTGCCGTGCGCTCCACCCTGACGGCGACGAGGGGGCCGGTGCGCATCATTGGGAACGTCAAGGGCCGCTCAAACTGGCACTACCGAATGGCCCGCAAGGCAGAAGCCGGTGAGCCGGGAATGTCCTACGCGAAGCTGACGGCGTACGACGCAGCAGCTGGTGGCGTGCTCGACATCTCGGAGATCGAAGACGCAAAGCGCCTGCTGCCCGACAATGTTTTCCGCGAGTTGTACCTTGCCGAGCCAAGCGACGACGAAGGCAACCCATTCGGCATTAAGTTCATTCAGGCATGCACAGTGCCGAAGATCAGCGACGGGGTTCCGGTGGCCTGCGGCGTTGACCTTGCGAAGTCGACCGACTGGACGGTTTGCATCGGTCTGAACAAGGACTCACAGGTGTGCGGCTTTGAACGCTGGCAAGGCCCGTGGGAGACAACCGAGACAAAGATACTTTCACTCGTGGGCCGAACGCCAACCCTCATAGACTCGACGGGCGTCGGCGACCCAATTGTGGAACGGCTACAAAAGCGCCGTCGCAACACGTTCACCGGGTACCACTTTTCGTCGAGCAGCAAGCAAAAGCTCATGGAGGGGCTGGCAGTCGCCATCCAAACGGGTGCGATCACCATCCCCGACGGCCCCATCCGGGCTGAGTTAGAAATCTTCGAGTACCAATACACCCGAACTGGCGTGCGCTACAGCGCCCCAGACGGGTATCACGATGACTGCGTTGTGGCGTTGGCCCTCGCAGTCGAACACCACCGGCACCACCGCCCGAGTCAGTCGGGTGCAAGGCCGTCAGACTTTTCGCGCATAAGCCCTTGGCTTGGTTCGATTACCACAGGAGATGATTGATGGACACAAACGACGACCGCGTCGACTACAAGTTGGCGTTTGACCCGAGCACGATCGGCTCCACCGGGCTTCGCCAGACGGGCGGCTACCTCTACGAGGAAATCCTCAAAGAGTTGCGTGGCCTACGCGGGGCAAACACCTACCGCGAGATGGCAGACAACGACCCGATCGTCGGCGGCGTGATCTTTGCCGTTTCTATGCTCATCCGGCAGTGCGACTGGCGCTTTCAGGCCGTCGACGAATCCGAAGAGGCTGACCTTGGAAAAGCGTTTGCCGAGGAAGTGTTCGACGACATGACAACGCCCATGTCATCCGTCGTGGCTGAAATCTGCACGATGTTCGTCTACGGCTACGCCCCGATGGAGATCATCTGGAAAAAGCGCGGCGGCATGGACGCAGCGGACGGCGAGAGCCGTTCAAAGTACGACGACAACAAGATCGGCATTCGTGCGATCAGCCTGCGTGCGCAGCCGACCATTACTCGCTGGATGATTGACGCAGCAGACGGCTCAATCAATGGCCTCGTGCAGCAACCCATCGCGGGCGCACAGGTCGCCATCCCGATTGAGAAGATGCTGCTTTTCCGCACGACCGATGAACGTAACAACCCAGAGGGCCGCAGCATCCTGCGCAACGCCTACCGTCCTTGGATGTTCAAAAAACGCATCGAGGAAATCGAGGGGGTTGGTATCGAGCGCGACCTCGCTGGCCTGCCCGTCGCTTACATCCCGAGCGAGTACTTTGACGCAACGGCAGACGCACAGCAAAAGCAGACACTCAAGGCGTGGCAGCGCATGGTCACGCAGGTTCGTCGTGACCAGCAAGAGGGCATCCTCATCCCATCCGACCGCGACGCTTCGGGCAATCTGCTGTTCGACTTCAAGCTGCTCTCGACGGGCGGCACGCGATCGTTTGACACCTCAAAGGTCATCGACCGCTACAACCGCGCCATCGCCACGTCGGTGTTGGCCGACTTCATCTTTTTGGGCCAACAGTCCGTCGGCAGCTTTGCTCTGTCGTCTGACAAGACCGCGCTCTTTGCAACGGCGCTCGGCTCCTTCCTGCGCTCGATCGCGGACGTTTTCAATCGCCACCTGATGCCTCGTTTGTGGAAGCTCAACGGTTTGGACATGACCCTCATGCCTACAATCGTCCCGGGTGACCTTGAGCGTGCAAACCTTGCCGAGTTGGGCGGGTTCCTGCAACAACTTACTGCCGCTGGCGCACCGCTTTTTCCAGACCGCGAACTGGAAAATCACCTCCGGTCTTTGGCGGGTTTGCCGCAAGCGCCAGAGGAATCCGCAGACATGCCCGGGGACATCGGTCTACCCGGGGATGCCCAAGAGTAACCAACGCAAGAGGAAACAAAACCGATGAGCACTGTCAACGAACTAGATACACGCTTGGTCACGCACGAAGCCGTTTGCGCAGAGCGTTACAACCAGATCAACGCCCGACTCAAACGCATTGAGAAGATTTTGATGTGGGCCGCAGGCGCATTCATGACCGGAGGATGCGCGATGGGCTTTGCGATGATGCAAATCATCTTGTCCCGCGCACACTAGGAGGACGTCATGGCATCAGAAAACGCCCAAAACGCAAAAAGTGCGCTGGTCGAGAAAATAGCGTTTGCTGTTCTCCCGATCCTTTTCGCTTGCGTCACTTACCTCATGTCGGCGCTGAACACGCTTCAGCACGACGTCACGATCTTGAACAGCAAAATGAGTCTTGTGGTCACGTCGGACAACAAGCAGGCGGTTAACACCGGCGCTGAGTTGGCACGCGAAAAGCTGCGGCAAGACCTTGAGAAGGAAATCCAACGCAACCGCGACATGATTCACGAGAATCGTCAAATGATCGCTGTCCAAGAGCAAAAGCTGTCGGCACTCAAGCGCGACACAAAGTGAATCAGCGCGACCACCGTTTGGGTCGCAGAAATGTCGGGACGCCCTCAAGCAACTCGACGATGGACGCCGCGTACTCTGGCACCGGCAGTTGTCCTGCCGACCAGCGTTTGACCGTCGCGTAGCTGATGCCGGTTGCAAGCGAAAACCGCTTCTTCCAGCCCCACCGACCGAGCAGCGCCGCGCAACGAGTGTTGAACTCGTCATTCGTCATAGTTGCACTCGCACGAGAAGTTGTAGCAGCGCAGGCAGTAGCCGGTCTCAAGAATCTGCATTCGAACTTCGTGCCGCAAGCGACGGTACTCCTCGCTGCCTTCTTCGCTATCGAGAAGCCGCGCCCAAGCCTCGAACAACTCGTCCTGCCGCTTGAAAGTGGACTCAAGCGACTTGTTTTTCGACGCGATGATGAGTTCGAGGTTGTCGATCTTGGTTTGTTGCTCGGCGATGACCCGTGTCAGTGCTTCACTCATGTTGGCTCCTTGCTCTGATGGCCGCAGCAATTGCCAGCGTGCCGTATTGCTCGATGCCCATCTGTTCGACCAGACAGGCGACTTCTTCGCGCTCCTTGGCAAGCGCCGACTGGATTGCTTCGAGGCTTGCTTCGATGACGGCAGCGTCGTGCTTCTGCATGATCTGGCCGATCATCCACATCACGTTGCCGCCAAGGCGTGTGCTGGCTTCGGCCAGATTCTTTTGGTAGGTTGCGCTGCGCTCCTTCATGACAGCGACTTCCATCTGCTCTTTGGTTCGTTGGCCTTGCTGATGTAGAAATGGATCAGGAAGTTGAAGATTTGCGCGTAGCTCATGCGGATGCCGGTGTCGGCGGCAAGCCTGTCCCTGATCAGGTCAATGTCGTTCGACACCGGGATGGTGACCCGCTTGGAGGTTGGGTCAATCATGGCTTTCAAAGTCCTCGTCGCAGTGCTCGCAGCCCGGGTGATCTGGGTCGCGGCAGTCGGGGTTCCGCATGAGCCGGTTGTGGTACCGACGTTCTGCAAGGGCTTCTGCCCTCAGATCGTCGTATTCGTCGTTGTCGCGGTCGAAACGTGTGAACATCGTGACTCCTTATTCGATGCGCAGGACTTCAACGGACTGGCCGTTGACGCAGGATTTGTAGGTTCCAGCACCCCAACGGTTTGAGCACCAGCCGCAAACCGCAGACTGCATGTGCGTTGGCTCCACCGTATCGGGGCAAAGAATCACGCCGACCTCGCCCGGGTTAAGTGCGGCGAGAACCGGCTGGTAAAGCTCGTGCAGGAAGCCGCGTGGGTAGCGTTGAACGCGCTTGTGCTCCACTTCCCTGACCACCTCGAGCGTGCCGAACTCCTCGCCGGTCGGCAGGATGATCTTGAACTCGGCCTTGCAGGCTTGCAAAAGACGAATGGCTTGTTCGGTCGTTTTGACTGTGATGCTCATGACGACCTCGCTCAGATGTTGAAAAAGATCGCGCAGGCGAGGCCGATGCCGATGGCGGTTGCCAGCAAAGCATCGAGCACCGGGGTTGGGCGGCGCTGGTTCATTTCCCGGGTGATGGCCCGGACGTTGGCGTGTTGTGTGTGTTGGCTCATGTTGCTTTCTCCTTCTGGTACCCGGTGAAACCTCTCACCGTGGTGATAGTTTGGCGCGTAGTGCGCCACTAATCAACTCAATTTTGTCATCGGGGTGATATTTTAATGAATCCTCTCAATCAGTTGCATCAAAGCGACGCAATCGGGCGGTACAAACGCCTGTTGCCCCCAAATGCCGTGGTAATCAAGGCCCGTGGCGATGCCCCGATGAACGAGATCGAGCGGCTGGCGGGCAAGCTGGAGCCGCAGTTGGCGAAGGCCATCCTTGCCGGTTTGCAGAAAATGGGCGCTGATGCCGACCTCGACTTGATCGTGGCCGCTCTCCAATCCGGGGATGTGAGCAAGGTAATCGCTGCCTTGGCCATCGACCCCAAGGCGGCGTTCTCTGAGGTGTCACCGGCCATCCAAAGCGGGCTGTACGCCTCCGGGGCCGCAACAGCCGCCACCATTCGGCTCACAGGGGCCGCGTTTGCCTTCGACCAACTCAACCCCCGGCTCATCACTTGGCTGCAAACCTACAACCTCGGGCTGATTCGCCAGATCAGCGACTCCACCAAGGAAGCAGTCCGTTCGGTGCTGGTCAGCGGCATGACGGACGGCAAGAACCCCAAGGACGTCGCCCGCCAGATCAAGGGCATCGTCGGCCTGACCGAGCGACAGGCCAAGGCGGTGATGAATTACCGCAAGGAACTCGAAACGTTCCACCTCAAGCGCACGGCTGGCAGCTTTGGCTTGGGCCGCAAGGTCAACAGCGTCAACGGCACGCAGGTGACCATCCTCGACGAGGACGGGCTGAACTCGGACGGCGTGAACGCACGTCGCTTGCGCGACTTTCGATACGACGGGCAACTTTCCCGAGCCGTTGAAACAGGCAAGCCGCTGTCGCCGGAGCAGATCGACAAGATGGTCGCCGCCTACCAGCGCAAGTACCTCGCCTATCGGTCGCGCACGATTGCCCGCACCGAGGCACTGCGCACCACCAACATGGGTGTCCAAGACGCATGGCGGCAGGCGATCGAAGATCAGGTCGTCCAAGAGTCGCTTGTGCGACGCCAGTGGGTGGTGGCGAAGGACGAGCGACTATGCGAGTGGTGCAGCCCAATCCCGAAAATGAACCCCAAGCGTGGCGTCAAACTCGACCAGCCTTTTGCAACACCAAAAGGCCCGGTGACACTGCCGCCAGTCCACCCCAATTGCCGCTGCACGGTTTTCATCCGTCAGTGGGAGCCTGAACAACTTTAAGGAGCAGACGATGACCACCCCACTCAAAACCCGACTCAACATCCTCAACGTCAAACTTGAGAAGGCTCTCGGTCGCAAAGGCCCGCGCATCCCCGGTGACGGCGATGGCGACGGCATCCCTAACGAGGGCAAGAAGAAAGGCGGCGCAGCCCCGGCACGCGCTGCCAATCCCAAGGACGACGAGGCCGCTGCGCTTGCAAGCCGTCCCAAGATGGTCGAGGCTTACCGCAGCGCCGCAAAGCTGTCGAGCGAGAAGGGGCAAAAAGCACTGGACGTTGGCAACCCGGCGCTTGAAAGCAAGGATGCCAAGCAGGTCAAGGCGGCAATCACTGTCGTGACCGATGGCATGAATGCCCACAAGGCGTCCTACGCTGCCGCGCTGAAAATCCCCTACCCGGGCAATAGTTCTCCGTGGAAACACCACGAAGAGCGTGCCAAGGCACTGGGCGATCTGGCCTCGCGTCTGCAAGGACGATTGAAGGCTCTCACGGTCAAGTGATGCCCGACGCCATCGCGGCGTCTAAAAGCTGGCTTTGTAGAGAGCCGACGAGAGTCGGCGAATCACCCGCGACGCAGTCCGCAAGGCTGTTTCTGTTGCAGGTGACATGGCGCGTTCCGCAAGCGCGTCAAGACGATCGCACGTGGCGATCAATTCTTTGTAAATGTCGATGGCCGACAGGTCACGGAACGGTTTATTCACAGGAGCAGTGATGGAAAATCAACTCGTCGAGTTGCAGAAACGAATCGCAAGTCTATCAAGCCGCATTGGCATAGCCAGCGATCGTGTGTCAAAGGGTGAGACATTCACTCCTCCAGACGGCGTGCGCTCCGCTGCAAATCGTGGTTTGGAACTTCGCGCACAGTGGAAGCGTGGAGGATTGTCGAACAGTCAGGCAAGTGATCAAGGCATCGGCTCCGGCGTGCAGCGTGCCGTCAACCTCAAGAACGGCGACGCGATCAGCCTTGAAACCGTCAAGCGGATGCACGCGTTTTTCTCTCGCCACGCCAAGAACTACAGGCCCGACGAAAAAGAGTCCGACGGCGGGCCGACCGCAGGAACGATTGCTTGGTACTTGTGGGGCGGCAACGCTGGCAAAGCATGGGCCGAGGGAATCGCAAACCGGGTGCGCAAGGATGCCATGCCTGCCGCAAATGCGGTGGGGCCGACCGCAAGTGCGGTGCATGTCCCCGCGCCAATGGGCAGCAAGCCCAAGCCCAAGAAAAAAGCCGAGCCGGTCAAGAAGCTGTCCGAGCCGATCGTCAATGCGCTGAAGCAGAAGGTTGAAGAAGCCAACGCAGCGGCAAAGGACGACACCCGCAAGACGACCTTCGACGTGCTTCGGCAGGTCTACGAGCGCGGCGCTGCTGCCCATCAGGCTGACAAGACCACCAGTGCGACCTCTGGCGCTTACGCGCTGGCCCGGGTCAACGCATACCTGAAGCTGCTGCGCACCGGTCGGCCCGACAACAAGGCTTATGTGCAAGACAACGGCCTGCTGCCGTCTGGCCATCCAAAGGCAACAAAGGAGAAGTGACCGTGGCATCAAACTTGTCTTTTGACCTTCTGCGTGCGCGTCTTGAGATCATCAAGGCGCTCGCCAACCGCTGGCCTGCCGGTACCCAAGGCGGGAAAGGGGGCCAGTTCGCCCCAAAAGGCTCCACGGGCGGCGCAAGCGGCACCCTGCAAGCTCCGCAGCTTGGCATCGGGCCAAAAGGCTACGCCCCCGCGTTTGGCTCGTGGGGGGCCAACTCTCTCGTGCCGGTAACGCCACCCAAGGGTGCCAAGCCGCACCAGCAAATGGGCGAGGACGGCAAGCCGGTGACGATTAATTACCCGAGCCGCGCCAGCAGCCCGCAAACGTGGACGGACAAAAACAAGACGGCCACTTTCACCCCCGGCAGTGCCACACCAGAAAAGCTCAACGGCGTGAAGATGTCGTCGTGGAAAGCCCCGACTGACAAAGCCGGGTGGGCCAAGGTGGACGGCACCAACCCTGACCTTGACGCGCTGCCTTTCCAGCCGCACCCAACCAAGAAAACGGGCGCTGGCGTGATGGTCGTCGAGCCTGATGGCCGTGTCTGGCTGACGCGCCCAACAAACAGTTTCGGTGGCTACGTCCACACCTTCCCCAAGGGCACGGCAGAGGACGGTCTTTCCTTGCAGCAAAACGCCATCAAGGAGGCGTACGAGGAGACCGGGCTGAAGGTCAAGATCGTCGGCGTCCTCGGCGATTACGAGCGCGACACATCGAAGGCCCGCTTCTTTGTTGCACGCCGCGTCGGCGGCACGCCAAAGGACATGGGTTGGGAGTCGCAGGCCATGCGTCTTGCACCCATGAAGGAGGCGCTTCAGCTTCTCAACAAGCCGCACGACAAGGACATCCTCAACGCCCTGTCCTACGAACTGAGCACCTTGCGCAAGGCCGCTCCGGCTCCGGCAAAAGGCGGCGCGTGGCAAAAGCAGGAACGCTGGCCAGAAGGCACGCCCGTTGGCGGGCAGTGGAAGGCAATGGGGGCTGACGGCCTCACCTTGCCGCCCAAGCTCGGCAGTGCAGCCAATCCCGCCTACGACAAGAAGGCCGCGACGCTGCACGCAGCAGCGCAGGCAGGCGACATCGCAAAAGTGCAGGCGTACGTCAGCGCCAACGCCGAGAAGCTCAACAAGTTCGATCAGGTCAAAGCGTCTGGCATCACGCCCAACTCCCAGACCAAGTGGGCAGCAGGCTCTGTGCAGTACGGCAACCAGTTGATCAAGGACTACGAGTCGAAGGGCAAGGCTGTCGCAAGCGCTGACAAACTCGCTGGCCCTGCCAAGTTGTCCGCATGGAAGCAGACAGGCGCAAAGCCCGGTGGCTCCAACCCCGGGGCGATCTACACCGACGAGAACGGCGTGCGCTGGCTGGTCAAGGGCAGCAACGCGGGCGGCGCGACCAAGCAAAGCCACAACGAAGTGCTGGCGTCCAAGCTGATGGCAGCGGCAGGCATCGGCGTGCCCGAAATGAAGCTGGTCGATCTCGAAGGCAAGCACGGCGGTGGCATTGGCGTCGCGTCCAAGATGATGGACAACCTCCAGTCGCTTGGGTTGAACACCCCCGGTCACCTCAGTGCTGCGCAAGCCGACTTCGCCGTCCACGCGTGGCTTGCCAACTACGACGCGATTGGCATGTCCTACGACAACACGAAGATCGGCGTGGATGGCAAGGCCGTCAACATCGACCCGGGCGGTGCGCTGGAGTACCGCGCCCAAGGCAAGCTGAAAACCGACTTCACCAACTCCGTGCTCGAACTAAAGTCGATGCGCGACGCCCAAAAGAACCCGCAGGCTGCTGCCGTGTACGGGTCAATGACCAGCTCCCAGATTGCCGAAAGTGCAAAGAAGGTCGCGGCGATCAGCGACGACTCGATCACCAAGATGGTGATGACCTACGGCGGCGGCAACGACGCAGAGAAAAAGGCGCTGGCGCTCAAACTGATCAACCGCAAGCAGGACTTGGCCCAACGGGTTCTGGAGATGCAGACCGGTGAGAAGGTAAAGGCCGAGCCAGCGCCAACGGTTGCCGCCACAGCGCCCGTTTCGGTCGCTCCTGCGGCAACCCCCAAAGCGGCAGCGCCTGTGGCCGCACAGGCCCAAATCACCCAGAAGGTGACGCAGAGCGTTTTCCACAACACAAGCGACGGCCACAACAAGTTCTGGGCCGTTTCGGTCAGCGGCAATACGTTGGTGACGCACTACGGGAAGATCGGTACCGCAGGTTCAACGACGACCAAGCAGTTCGGCAGCACCGGGGAGGCGTCTGTTGCGGCTGCAAAGCTGATGGCTCAAAAAACCAAGGGCGGCTACTCCTACCAAACAAAGCAAGACGCGCCAGACCAGATTGCGTTGTTGCACGGAGCGATGGGTGCTCCTGTTTCGCAAAAGCCCGCTGCTGTTGCGCAACCGGCCCCAACCGTTTCACAAACACCGGCTTCTGTATCGGGTGGGCGCGGCGGCAATCTTCCAAGCGTGCCTACGTACGCTGGCATTCACCAAGCGAAGTACAAGGAAGTTTCAAAAGAAATAGCCAACATGCCGGTCGACGCTCTGATCGCCACAAAGCAGATCGCTGGCGGCAACATCGTTTTCACAACCGGTGCCGGGAAAATCACCCTCAAAAACCCGCCAAGCAGCGCGGACGGGAAAAAGTTTGACAGCTACTTCAACAGCCTTGTCGCGGCCAAGACGGCTGCGGAGCCAGCGCAGGTCGCGCCTACGACGCAGGCCAGCGTTCAGGCAACGACTGCACCCAAAAAGAAGCTCGCCGACCTGCCAGCGTTTGTCGAAAGCGTCCCCGGTGCAAAGGCCAAGTTCGAGTTCCTCGCCGACAAGGCAACGAACAGTTGGGCGTCTGGCAACCTGACCATGCTGGAGGGGATGTTCCACGCCGCAAGCAACGAGAGCACGCACAACTCTGGACTGCTAACCGCGCACATCGGTGGCCTGATGGACGACCTCAAGGCCAAGCAGACTGCAACGCTGGTGGACAAGATGGGCGACGACTCGCTCAAGGCCGTCAACGTCCCGCAACCCGGCAAAAACGTCGCCGCTGGCCCCGCGATGCCAGACTTCGACAAGCAGAAGCTGCCAACGTCGAACACGAACGCGGCAAGTCACAACAAGAAGATCGACCAGATCAAGGCGTCGGCCCAATCCGGTGACGTCAAGGCGCTGCTTGGAATGTCGTTTGCGACGAACACCTATGGCGTCAAGCAGGCCAAGATCGTCAACGACACGCTGGCATCGCTCGGCATCGCCGAGAAGGTTACGGCAGGCCAAAAGGCCAACACCCACCCCGCATTGTTTGGCGGCATGAAGCCAGCCGACGCGGCAGACCTGTTGGTGTCGCAAGGCAAGGCCATCCCAAAGCCACCACAAGCGCCCGGTACCACCGCTGTCAAGATCGACGCCGCCAAGCTGCCGTCCAAGCCGGAGTTCATCACCTCCAAAGTCGAGGTCAAAAAGGAGAACGAGCACCACGCAGAGGTGCTGTTGCAATTCGCCCGCAACGGCGACCTTGCAAACCTGAAGTCCTACGACAAGTTCAGCCAATTGAGCCAGAAGCTGACCGAGTTCAAGCAGGACTTGGTGCAGGAACTGGAGGTGCAGCTTTTCCCGCCGCGCCCCAAGACAGGCATGAGCAAGAACGTCCCACCGATCACGATCGGAAAGACGCCTTACAAGAGCCTCGCTGCGCACGCCGAGCATTTCAAGCCGGTGCCCGTCACCGACGCTTACAACGTGTCGGCCCACCACAAGGCGGCTTCGTTCGTCATGCTTGGCAAGACGGATGCGGGAACAGTGAAGCAGGCGTTCGCCGGGGCTGGGACGTGGACAGGCAAGGTTCCGCAGTCGATCAAAGATCAGCACAACAAGCACATCGAAACGCTCGACCAAAAGACCAAGGACAACGTGCGCAAGTACACGACCAATTGGGCCTTCGGTGCGAACGACCAGATGCGCAACAAGGGCGAGATCAACTCAACGATTCAAGCCGTCTCGGAGGCGATTCACAAGGCGTCGCTGGAACTTCCAGAGGGAAGCCAGTACGCCCGGTCTATCAGCATCAGCGGCGGCGCGTTGAAGCAAATCCAAGCACTCCAGCCCGGTGACGTCATTCAGTCGCCGCAGTTTGAGTCCATCAAGCAAAAGGGTGGCTACGGCGAAGGCAAGAACGTGGAGATGCGTCTTGTCGCGGCGGCGGGCGCAAAGGCGATCTGGGTGGATGACAAGCTCTCCGCGCACAAGGGGGAACTCGAACTGGTCATGGCCGAAAACGCACGGTATGCTATCAACCGTGTGTACGAATCCAGCGGAAAAACGATCATTGAAGCGGTAATCTTGCCGACCGTCAAAGGCACACTGAAGGGCAAACCATGACAACTCAAGACCACGACGATCTCATCGGCAGCGGCTTTGTTTCGCAAGTCGGCGACGCTGGCTCAAAGCCGATCTTGGCATCGCTGCAAACGGCGTCTGACCTGCTGCGCAACTTGGTTGCCGACGCGCTTGCCCGCCGAGGTATGTACCTTGAGGGGAAGATGGAGCCAGCAGAAGCGCAGCAAGAAGACGTTGCAGCTTGCCTTGATCTTGCTGAACTGCTCATGGGCCGTGGCCCGCGATCGGTGGCCTTCTTTGTCCAGCCGTGGAATAGCCCGGAGCAGCTTGGTCAGTTCCTGATCGACTCGTACGACTTGGAGTGCAAGGACGACGAGGCCGTGTTTTCTCTCCTCGTTTCGATGCTCTCTGCCGTCTACCAAGAGGTGGACAGCATGGCACTGAACAAACAGGACGCGGAAGAGGAAGGCTGGAGGCTTGACGGCATCATCGAAGCGCACGCGCACGCGCTGACCGGCATCCCATATCCGACCGAAGACGAGTGATCGTCACAACTAGCGCCAACATGGCCTAGAAGCCGCCAACCCTCGGCGGCTATCACAACCACGACATTCAGCGCACGGGGCTACGGCTCCTGATGCGCTCATTTGTCTGGCCCGGGTGCATCACGCGCCACTTGCAAGCTGTCGCGCTGCGATACCCGTTTGGCTCGTGGAGCGCCCTTTTACACTTTTGAAACCAACCCAAGGAGAACCCTCATGGACTTCAGCATTGCCATCACTTTTGAAAAGGCCGACATCAGCGGAAAAACTGTCGCCGGTTGGGCAAGCGTCGCCACCGTGGACGGAAAGGCCGTGACGGATTATCAAGGCGATATCATTTCCATCGACGAACTGCGCAAGGCTGCGCACAAATTCGTCTCAGACGCACGAGTCGCAAAGGCGATGCACGCTGGCAACCAAGTCGGAGAGGTTGTCGAGAGCGTGATCATCGATGATGAATTTGCGAAGGTACTCGGCATCACCGACGGCAAGCGGGGCTGGTGGGTCAAGATGCAAATCAATGACCCGGCAATCCAAGAGGGAGTGCGGAAAGGGAAGTACCGCGCTTTCAGTATTGGCGGCAAGGGTCGCCGTACGCCACAGGAGTGATGCGCATGCCAAATCAACTGTCAGACATGACCATCGACGAGATCAGTCTCGTTGACGAAGGGGCCAATGGCGAGGCCCGCGTCGTCATTTTCAAAGCAAAAGCCGACTTCAAAACCTGCGCTGATTGCGAAACCCCCGACAAATGCGCCCGCAAGCGTTCTTGCATGGGTGCCACGAACACCGATGAGGACACCAACGTCCTCTCAAAACTGTTGTCCCGTTTTGGGCAAACCGACCCGGGCGGTACCCCCCGGAATCCAGACGCTGCCGCTAGTGCGGCGGCTCAACTCAAGGAGCAAGACATGGACATTGAAGCTCTGTCAAAAGCACTTGAGGACGCTGAAGGCAAGCTGGTCGCGCTGGAAAAGCGAACCACCGAAGCTGAAAGTGCCCTCGAAGATGCCCAAGCAGTCATCAAGGCAAAAGACGACGAGATCACCGATCTCAAGCAAGCCACCAAGGCACAGGAATCTGACGAAGACGTCATGAAGTCCCTGCCTGAAGTTGTGCGCAAGCGCATCGAGGAGAGCGAGGCCAAGGCCAAAGCTGCCGAAGAAGCCGTCGCAAAAATGCAAGCTGCCACCGAAACTCAAGAAGCCATCGCCAAGGCCAAGACCCTCGGCTTCGGCAACGCCGAGGAAGTTGGCCCGATGCTGTTGCGCGTGCGCAAGGGTCTGACCACTGCTGCTGATGCAGACGCACTGGAAACCATGCTCAAGGCTCAATCCGAGCAAGGCAAGGTCGCGCATCTGTTCAAAGCGATGGGCACCACTCAAGCCGTCGACGGCGACCCCGAATTGATCATCAAGGCCAAAGCCGATGAGATTCGTGCCGTCAACAAAGGCATGACCGCCGAGCAGGCATACGCGAAAGCCGTGGAAGAGAATCCCGCGCTTTACAACGCGTACGTCGCCAAGCGTCGCGCCGCCTAACCCAACAAACGAAAGGAGTCAGAAATGGCATTCGAAATCGACATGGACAGAATCAGCCTCGTTGCAGGCGCAGATTTGTCAACCAAGCAGTTCCTCGCAGTCTCGATCAACGCCAACGGCGCTGCCGTGACTGCTGACGCTGACGACTTCGCCGTCGGCATTCTGCAAAACAACCCCGGCAACGGTCAGGCAGCAACTGTCGCCGTCGGCGGTGTTTCCAAGGCTAAGGCTGGTGGAACCGTGGCCGCAGGCGCACGCGTGACCGCAAACGCCACCGGCCAAATCGTGGCTGCTGCCACTGGCGACTCCATCCTTGGAATTGCAGTGACTGGCGGTGTGTCTGGTGACGTGATCAGCGTGCTGGTCAGCGCCTCCGGTACCGGCGCTGCCGCAGTCGTTTCCTAAACCGATCACCAGTTAAAGGAGATTCCAAAATGAATCCTACCCCCGGCGACGTCCACGTCAATACCCCGCTGACCAACATCAGCATCGCATTCCTGCAAAACGCCAACAACTTTGTTGCCTCACGCGTGTTCCCCAACATCCCCGTGAGCAAGCAAAGCGATCGTTACTACACCTACGAGCGTGGTGACTTCAACCGCGACGAGATGCAGGCCCGCGCCCCCGCCACCGAATCTGCTGGCGGCGGCTACACCATCGACAGCACTCCCACCTACTTCGCCAACCGTTTCTCCTTCCACAAGGACATCCCTGACGAAGTGCGTGCGAACTCCGATGCCGCCCTGAACCCAGACCGTGAAGCCACCGCTTACGTGACGCACAAAGCCCTCATCAAGCGTGAGAAGCTGTGGGTGAACTCGTACTTCAAGACCGGCGTGTGGACGAACGAGAAGGCTGGTGCCGCCTCTGCACCAAGCGGCTCGCAAGTGCTGCAATGGAACGACGCCAACTCGAACCCCATCGAGGACGTGCGTGCCCAGAAGCGTGCCATCGCTCAGTCCACCGGCTTTGAGCCGAACAAGCTGGTGCTTGGCCGTGCCGTGTTCGATGCCCTGTTGGATCACCCCGACATCATCGACCGCATTAAGTACGGTCAGACCTCTGGTGGCCCCGCAATGGCTGGTCAAGACACCCTTGCCAAGCTGTTCAACGTCGACGAAATCCTCGTGATGAACGCCGTCGAGAACAGCGCCAAGGAAGGCCAAGCTGCAAGCCACGGCTTCATCGGCGGCAAGAACTGCCTGCTGACCTACGCAACCAACGCTCCCGGTCTGATGACCCCGACCGCTGGTTACACCTTCTCGTGGACTGGCCTGTTGGGCGCTGGCGCAGAAGGCAACCGCATCCGTTCGTTCCGCATGGAGCAGTTGGGTGCCGACCGCGTTGAGATCGACATGAGCTTCGACCTGAAACTCGTGAGTGCCGATTTGGGCGCGTTCTGGAGTGGCGTCGTAGCCTAAACCAGCAGCGGCAGGGGGTGGAAACACCCTCTGCCCTGAACTTCATTTCATTTTTTCGTTGGAAAGCTCCGGTCATGATTTACAGACCCTCCTTCTCGCCGAACAACGCCTTTCAGTGCGTCAAGCCATTCGTGATGAACGGCGTGGCCTACAAATTGGGCGATCTGGTTGAGACAAAGAACATTGAGGTGCGCAGGCTGCGCCAGATGTACGACACGAGAATCATCGACGTCGCCACAGATGCAGCCAAGCCTGTGCCCAAAGAAAAGCCAAAGGCGGCGAAGCCCGTAAAGGACGCGCAGCCAGAGGCACAAAGCAACCCCCCGGCCCTGTCGGGGAATGGCCTGCGGGCCGAGCATCGCGGCTTTGGTCGCTACTTCATCCTTGATGCCCAAGGAACTGAAGTGGAAGGGCCGATGAGCAAAGAAGCCGCTGACGCTCGGGTCGCCGCGTAACGAGGAACGAGCATGGCATTGTTTGTTGAAGACGGGACTGGCAAGGCTGACGCTGACGCTTACGTGTCCGTTGCCGCGCTCAAGACCTACGCCGACGCACGCGGAATCGCCTACGCTGGAAACACCGACACTGTGCTCGAGCAGAAGGTGCGCGAGGCGACGATCTACATTGACAGCCGCTACCGCTACAAAGGTAGCCGCATGCTCGGCTCGCAGGCTTTGGAGTTTCCGCGTGAATCGCTGTTCGACTGGTCGAGCCACGAAGTCACCGGCGTGCCAAAGCGCGTCCGGGATGCCTGCTGCGAGTTGGCGCTCAAGGCGCTGACCGAGGACTTGTACGTTGACCTCGATCGAGGCGGCAAGATCAAGAGCGAGTCCGTTGGCTCACTCTCGACCACCTACGCCGATGACGCCCCTGTGGGTAAGGTGTGGACAATTGCTGAAAACCTGCTCAAGCAGTACATCAAGTCCAAAGACCACGATCCGTCGCCCTTGTTTGGTGGAAGCACCACGGGCTATTTCGGCTTGGGCATGCATGACGCCCCGCCAGCAGGCAATGGCCTCACGGAGTAAACGTGGGGAAATACGCTGCCAAAAACGCTGCCGCTTACGCGATGCTTTCGCGCAAGGGTGGCGTCGTGCCGATCACTCGGCGCAGCAAATCCGGCTTTGACCCGGTCACGCAGCAGGAAACCACAACCGCCCAGACCCTTGGGTTTGTTGGTGTGGCGTCGGCCATCAGCAAGAACTCGCTGGACTTCGACCTCGGGTCGTTGAGTTTCGCTGCCGCTTTGCAGTTTGACGTCGCCTACAAAGGCGTTCCAGCGTTTGAGCCTCGCCCCGGCGACTCTCTTGTCTGGAAAGGCAGCGACTGGACGATCAAGTCGGCCCAAGCCCTCGACCCGGCAGGAGACGGCACCATTTTCTACACCCTCGCGGCGGTGAGGTAACCGATGAAAACCGGGATGCAATTCAACGCCGACCTGTCCGCTTGGGCCAAAAAGGCCAGCGGCAAGCTCGATGCATTAGCACGCCAAGCCAGCCAAGAGGTGAGTTTCCGCGTGGTGCAGGCTACGCCCGTTGACACCGGTTTCTTGCGTTCGTCGTGGCAACCTGCCATCGGCGCACCAAAAGCCGCACAGGGGGCCGCTGGAGGCCAAGCGAAGGCCAATGCTGACGTGGCTCTCGTGTGCTCCGGCATCAAAGCAGGGGACATCTACTGGATGACCAACAACGCCCGCTACGCCAAGTTTGTCGAGTACGGCACCACGCGCATGTCAGGCCGCTTTTTTACGACCGACACCGCCTCTCAATGGCAGTCGATCGTGAACAAGATCGCAATGGAGTTGGCAACGAAATGAGCGCCATTACTGTCCACTCCGACCTTCGTGCGGCCATTCGCCAGTCGCTTCTGACGGTTCAAAACCTTCCAGAGCAGCAGTGGGAAGGCCGCGAGTTTACGGCGACCAAGGGAACGGCTTACGTCACTGAAAGCCTGCGCCCTTTGTCGTCAGATGTGCGTGCGCTTGGCCCCGGTGGGACGATCGCACACACGGTAAATGCAAGTTTCACCCTGCATTACCCTGCTAACGCGGGGACGGTCGACATCGAGCAGATGGCTGGCGTCCTCATGAAGCAATTTTGTCCCGGCACTGCGCTGGTCTACGGCTCGACGAAGGGTGTCGTGCAGCAGGTTCAGCGAGGCTCCCTCACGCAGGAGCCGGATTGGATCAACTGCTCGGTCACGCTCACCGCCGTGGCCTACACAGTGAATTGAAATGAATCGCCCTCAACCCCAACCCGCAAGTCGGGTTCATCTTTGAAGAAGGAGACCCCTCATGCCCTTACAGAGTAACGTCAACGTCACGCTGCGCTACGGCGCAGAAACCACCTTTGGCACGGCGTCGTCCGCTGCCGGTCAACTGCTGCGCCGAGTGCAGTCGTCGCTGCAAACGTCGAAGGACGCGTTCCAGTCAAACGAGGTGCGCAGCGACCAGCAGGTCTTTGACGCACGTCACGGCACGCGTCGCGCTGGCGGTGCAATCAACGGCGAACTGTCGCTTGCCACCTACGACGACTTCATTGAAGCCGCTCTGCGTGGCTCTTGGACTGCCGGTGCGGCTGCATCCGCCACGCAGTTCACCAGTTTGGCCGTCAGTGGCAGCGCCTTCCAGATCACCGCTGGCACTTGGGCGGCTGCTGGTTTCCGCGTCGGAGATGTGATCCGTCTCAGCGGCTTCACCCACGCCAACGTCGGTAAGAACTTTCGCATCGTCAGCCTGACCGCCACGGCGGCAACCGTCTTCCCGACGCCTGCCGTGATGAGCGCACAGACCACCTTTGGCGTGGCTGTCGCTGGCCGCAAGCTGATCAACGGCACGCAGCAACGTTCCTTCACCATCGAGCAGTCGTATCCCGACATCGATGTGAACGAACTGTTCACTGGCATGCGCGTTGGCGAGTGCGGCATCAGCCTGCCGCCTGCTGGCATCGCCACCGTCAACATTGGCTTCCAAGGCAAGAACGGCGTTGTGGCATCCGGCGCATCTGCTCCGTTCTTTACCAACCCTGCCGCCGAAACCACTACCGGCGTGCTGGCTGGCGTCAACGGCAACCTGCTGATCGACGGCGTTGCCTCGGCGGTTGTGACTGGTCTGGACTTCCAGATCACCAACAACCTGTCGTCCAACCCCGTGATTGGCTCGAACGTTGTGCCTGAGATTTTCTATGGCCGCAGCGTGATCACCGGCAACGTTTCTGCTTATCTGGAAAACGAGTCGCTGCTCAACGTGTTCCTGAACGAGACGGAAGTTGCGATCGCCTCGACCCTCGAAGCCTCCGGCAACGATCCCAAGGACTTCCTGTCCTTCGCGTTCAACCGCGTGAAGTTCACTGGCGTGTCCAAAACCATCGGCCCCGATGGCGGTGTTGTCGCATCGTTCCCGTTCCAAGCTCTGCTCAAGAACGGTACTGGCTTCGACACAAGCACTCTGGTCGTGCAGCGTAGCAACGCTTAATGACCGCAAAACAGCGTCGCCCACCACGGGCGGCGCTTTCCACATCCCCACTTGAAAGCAAAGAGGCAATCATGGATTTTGACTTAGCAAGCGTAGACACCAAAACCCTGTCCGAGCAGGGCGTCCCACTCTCCATTCGTCGTGTTGACGGCTCACTGCTGCTCGACCGTGACGGCAAAGAGGTTCAGATCACGTTGCTCGGGCCGGACTCGTCGAAGTACCGCAGTCTCACCCGTGAAAACGTGCGCAAGCGTCTTGAGCGCCGAGCACTTGGGGCGAAAGACCTGACCGTTGAAGAGATCGATGAAGTCGAAGCCGACAGCATGGAAATCCTCGCGGTTTGCACGACCGGCTGGGTTGGCGTCAACACGCCCCAAGGTGAGCCGATTCCATGCACGGTCGAGAACGCACTCAAGTTGTACCAAAACTACCCCGTCATCAGGGAGCAGGTTGATGCGTTTGTTGGAAACCGGGCAAATTTTATTCAGGCGTTGTCGAAGCGCTGATCGCCTACGCCCGTTTTCAGTTCGGTCTCAACAGACGATCGGGGGGGACTGCGCTCTCCGATCACTACGCAGCGGTAGAGCGACAAACCGGTCGCAAATTCAAGGCGCAACCGCCGCCGTTCCCCAAAGAACTCCGTTACCTCTGGTCGGCATTCCTGTCGCTCTCGCGCACGCGTGGGAACAACGGGTTTGGGCCGAACCCCATCTCCTTCGGCGAGATCGAGGCATGGGTGCGCCTTATGCGCTTGCCTCTCGACCCGTGGGAGGTGGATACATTGAGAGCCATCGACGACGCCTTTCTTGAGGTGACGGCAGAACAGAACGACTGAAAACAGGAGCACCCATGAGCGACATTTTCGAACTTGGTTTTAGGATTGACACCAGTCCGCTTCAGCAGGCAAAGAACGCCGCTGAAGGTGCTGCGGCAAGCGTCAGCAAGCTCGGTGATGCCGAGCAGAAGCTGGCTCGGGACGCAGACAAGGCCGCACAAGGGCTGAAACAGGCCAACGACGCCGCTAAGAACAGCGGCACGGGGGCTGCTGCCGCCGCAGAGCAATTCGGCAAACTGACGGGCACCATCAGCGTCAGCGCTCAACAGATTCAGATGCTGGCCGGTGCGCTCGGCGGCGGCATGGGCGGCAGCGGGCTTGCTGCCGCAATGGGCAACGTGAGTGGACTCGCAAGCCGTGCGGCAGCGGCCTTGGGGCCAGTTGGTCTAATGGCGGCAGGCGGTGCGGTTGCTGTCGGTGCCCTTGGTGCCGCTTGGTACAAACTGAATCAACCACTGGCCGAGGCGGCAGATCGTTACGGCCTGCTCGAAGCCCGCCTGCGCAATGCTCTCGGTTCTCAGGCCGCTGCGATTCAGTCCCTGAATTCCTTGTACGAGACGACCCAAAAAACCGGTCTTGGGTTTGGTGCGGCGTCTGACAGCTTTTTGCGTCTTGCCCGCAACGGCGAGGCGCTTGGCGCAACTCGTGACCAAATTCTCAAGTTGTCGGAAACCATCCAGAAGCTCGGTGCCGTGTCAGGTGCCAGCAAGGGTGAAATCGGCAGCGGTATGGTTCAGTTGTCGCAAGCCTTGGCGTCCGGCAAGCTCAACGGCGACGAACTGCGCTCCATCATGGAGAACATGCCTGCGCTTGCAAAAGCGATCGCAGACGGCCTTGGCGTGTCCGTCGGGCAGATTCGTTCGATGGGCGCTGCTGGAGAGTTGACCGGCAGTAAGGTGTTCGAGGCCATCCTGAAGTCATCGGCAAAGGCCAACGAAGAGTTCGCCAAGCTGCCAGACACCGTCGAAAAAGCCAACTCGCGTGCCGCCGACTCATGGGATCAGTTGCTTGCAACGCTCGGCCAAAAATGGAACTCGTCTGCGTTTGTTCGAAGCGTCCCGAACTTCTTTGCCGACTTGGTCAACAAGGCCAATGCGGCTTTGCAACCTGAAAACCTTGGAGCGCAGATCAGCGCCCTTGAGGCACGACGAGCCACATTTGCAAAGCTGCCCGGGGTTAACTCCGAGCGAGAGGTTGCATCAATTGATGCGCGTATCAAGGCATTGCGGGATCAGGCCACAAGGGAGATGTCCGAGGTCTCCAAGGCTAATGCCGACGAAGAGGCAAAGCTGGCGCGGGCCTTCATCACAAAAGGTGCAGAGACAGGCGCAAACGAGTTCGATGACTACAACAAGAAAGCACAGGCGCTGACGGCAAACGTTGCTGCCGTTGAGAACGCCCTTGCTGGCGTGCGCATACGCATGCAGACCGGAATTGCCACGGATGCAGATAGGGCGCTGCTTCCGTCGTTGACCCGTCAGGCTGCTGTCGCAAGGGCTGAACTCAGCCAGATGCTCACCACGCTTGCAAAGGTGCAACGCGAGGCCAGTGACGCAACGTTGGCAAGAAGCATCGGCGGTGGTGGCGGTGGCAATGCCATCGTCATGCAGGCCATTCAGATGCAGAGGGCCGCAGCCAAGGAAGGGACTGGCGGCTCTCTCAACGACTTCATCAGCGCCGGTTTGCAAAGGACGCTGACAGAAAAGGGTGACTCGATCACATCGCTTGAGCGTCAAACGCAAGCGCAGATTCAGCTTGCCGCTGCCGTTGGTGGAACCCGTGAGCAGATGCGGAGCGTCGAAGTGGCAACCGAGTCCGCGAACGCAAAGTTTGAAATGTTCGGCAAGCTCGGCGACGGCAACGCCGGAGTCACCGCGTTCATGAACAAGTACACGGCTGCTCTTGCCGCCAGCAAAAAGGCAGCAGATGACTTTGCTGATTCGCAGGCGCGAGTCAATGAGACGCTGCAAATTTCACTGGCGCAGGCCAAGCTCGACACCGTTGGCAACGGCTTCGCAGGAAGACTTGCCGCCAACACCATCAACGCCAACCAGACGGCACTGCGTGACCCGCAGTTGGCCGAGATGCAACGTCGTCGTTTCAGGATTGAGGAAGAGGCCGCAGCTAGGTCTCAGATATTCGAGTCTGACTTCAACACGACCACAAACCGCCAGATCATCGAGAACGGCTACAACAACAACAGGTTTGGTCGTCTTGGTTCGCAGGCTGAAATTCGGCGCATTGAACTGAATCGTCGCATTGAGCGTGCGCAGGCAAACGTTGCCCCCGACCAGCGCGAGGCGCTCGGCAACTCCATGCGTGCCGAGAACCAAAGCGGCATCGAGCGAGACATGCTTGCACAGGAAAACGCCCTTAACCGGCAGTTGAAAGTCATCCAAGACCGCCAGAAGCTGGTTTTCATGACCAGCGAGGAGTTCCGTGTCCAGAACGCGCTGCTGGCAAAGCGAAATGAACTTGAGGGTGATGGCGCATCTGAGGAAGCGATCGCTCGTCAGTTGCGAATCACCGAAGAGATTGAGCGCCAGACCATCGCCTACGAAAAGCAGCGCCAGCGCGTTGAGAGCATTTTCTCGATCGTTGACGGCGCGGCATCCGACATGAAGAACGTCTTTGTCTCGTCTTTCGAGGAGATGTTCACCAGCGGGAAGATGAACGCAGACGCGTTCTTCAACGGAATCTCTAACATGGTTCGCAGAGCCGGTGCCGAGATGATGTACGAGATTGGCGTCAAGCCTTTCGTAATGGCCGCTGCCAATGCGGCAAAGGCTGGACTTGCCCGCTTCTTTAGTGGCCCCGTCAGTCTTGGCGGCGGCACTGCTGGCGGCGGCGGTGCACCCGACCCATTTTCAGGGCCAACACTGACTGCGGCGTTTGGCGCAGCTTTCGATGCTGGCGGTGTTCGTCGGTTTGCGAACGGCGGCATTTTCTCGAATTCGGTCGTCAGCAACCCAACGCTCTTTAAGTACGCCAGTGGCGGCGCTTTGGGCCTCATGGGCGAAGCAGGCCCGGAGGCCATCATGCCCTTGCAACGCGACGCATCGGGCCGCTTGGGCGTTTCTGGTGGCGGTGGTGGCGTTGTTGTGCAGGTCTTTGACCAGCGCAGCAGCAGCGGCTCCAACCCTGTCGAGGTGGAAGAGAAGTCTGGGCCAGATGGCCGCAAGTTCATTTCTGTCTTGGTGCGTGATGAGGTTCGCAAGGCCATGCGCAACGGCGAGATGGACAGGGACATGCAAACAAACTTCGGTTCAACCCGACCCGTGACTAGGATGTGATATGGCAATCGTTTACCCAACCGATCTTCCGCAGTTTGTCCTCGAGGAGGGCTACACCGAGAAGCTGAACGACCAAACAATCGAGTCGCAAATGGAGACCGGCTCGGTCAAAGTCCGTCGCCGCTTCACCAAGCAAATCCGCAAGTTCACCATCGTGCTCATGCTCAATGAGTCACAACTGGCGACATTTGAAGATTTCTGGCAAGACACGCTCCAAGGTGGCTCCCTCCCGTTCGACTGGCTTCACCCGCTGACCCGGGAGAGCATCACCCTGCGTTTTCGCAATCCGGCTCCGGCTTACACCCCGGCTGGCGGTGCCTACATGCGGGCATCAATGGTTCTGGAGACCGTCTGATATGAGCCGAGCACTATCCAGCCGCGCCATCGCTTCGGGGAACGCGCAGCAGACATCCGAAGTCTGGCTGGTGCTTCTGACCATCAGCCACCCCGATCTTCTAGAACCGGTGCGTGTGGTCAACAACAACGAGAACATCACCTCTCGGGGAAACGAGTTCATCGCGTTCCCGTTTGAGATCGACTTGCCCGGGGAAGACCCTGACATGCCGTCCAAGGCACGGCTGCGCATCGACAACCTCGACCGGCGCATCGTCAACATCATCCGGTCGATCACCTCGCCGCCGTCAATCTCGCTTGAGGTCATCCTTGCTTCGTACCCGGATGTGGTCGAGATCGGATTTGAGGGCTTGGTGATGCGCGAGGTGGAGTACGACGCGCAGGCCGTGACCGGCGACTTGGTCTACGAGTCCATCTTCACGGAGCCAATCACATCAACCATGACGCCGAGTCGATTTCCGGGGCTGTTCTAAGTGGAAACCTTGCCGTCATGGGTCAAGTCGTACATCGGCATCCCCTACGTCACGCACGGCAGGGATTATCACGGTTGTGATTGTTGGGGGCTGCTGGCGTTGGTCTGGAAAGACCAGTTTGGCGTTGCCCTGCCTGAGTACCTTGGTGATGGCTGGTACCCCGGCCAGAACCCAAAAGCCGTGGGACAGCACGCTGAAATCCATGCGGCGCGTTTCACGCCGGTACCAGCCGGTCTAGAGCGCACAGGCGATGGCGTCCTCATTAGAATGAGAGGCGCTCCCCTGCATGTTGGACTTGTGATAACGCCCGGTGTGATGCTGCACTGCCACGAAGATGCAGATTCTTGCGTGGAAAGCTACCGGACGTCGATGTGGGAGCGACGGGTAATAGGGTTTTACCGACACGAGGCAACTGATGACCGGCGAAGTACATGAATTGAGCACAGGAAACGAGGCTGCGCGTCAGCTTCTTGCCGTGCCGCCTTCGCAAATTGTCTACCAGCCGCACCCATTTTCTTCTGCGTTTGAACAAGCCCTCGCCGTCGAGGGCCAGACCGTCGAGCAACTCGTTGCATCGCTCGACCTGAACGAAGCCTACGAAGGCCACATCCACGTTTGGATTGGTGACCGTGAAATCTCCCGGCACCAGTGGCATCTCGTGCGCCCGCGAGAGGGCCAAATCATTTATGTGCGCGTTGTGCCGCACGGTGGCGGCGGTGGCGGCGGCAAAAACCTGCTGCGCACGGTTGCCTTCATCGTTGTTGCCATCGCCGCTGTCATGTCCGGTGGAGCGGCGGCGGCTGCGCTTGAACTGACAACGGTCAACGCTGCCGGTGCAACGGTTCTGACCACAACCGGCATGGTTGTTTCAGCAGCCGTTTCGGTCGGCGTCTCGATGCTTGGCAATGCGATCGTCAACTCGCTGATTCCACCGCCAACGCCGTCGTTCGACATTAACTCGTCGGCTGATGCCAACCCCGCTGCTGCCCCGCGCTACCAACTGACGGGGACGCAGAACCGTCTTGCGCCGTACGCCAACATCCCGCGCCTGTTTGGCAAGCGCCGGATGTACCCGCTGATGGCCGCACAGCCGTACTCGGAACTGCAAGGTTCAGACGAGTACCTGCGCTTGGCATTGCTGGTCGGGTGGGGGCCAATCAAAATCTCCGACATCAAGATTGGCGACACGCCGATCACAGCCTTTCAGGGTGTCGAGTACGAGGTGCGCGAAGGTTGGGATACCGACGCGCCACTGACGCTATTCACGCAAAGCGTCCAGCAGCAGAACTTCCAGATCAACCTTGAGCCGACCGTCTGGACGACGCGCACAACCGAGACAAGCGTCACGGAGATCAGCGTCGACTTGGCTTTCCCATCCGGCCTTGCCTACTACAACGACAACGGAGGTCGGGACGCCATCACGGTTGAGTTTGACGTTCAGTTTGCCGTCGCTGGGTCAAACAACTGGCAAGCCGCTTCGTGGGCAAACAACTCTGACGAAGGGTTCGGCACTGGCGGCAAAATTTCTGTCACCGCTGCCGACGCATCATCCATCCGTAAGTCAGGCCGAGTTTTGGTCACCAAAGGCCAGTACGACGTTCGAATTCGCCGCACAACCGCAAGATTTGGTTCGCGCTACGCCGACAATGCTTTCTGGTCGGCATTGCGTTACGTGATTGACAGCAAGCCGATCGTTCAGAAGAAGGTCGCCCTGATTGCGCTCCGCATCAAGGCGACGGGTCAACTGAACGGCGTGCCACAGTCGATCAACTGCATTGCTGAAAGCTACCTGCCCGTCTACAACGGCAGCACTTGGTCGTTCCAGATCACGCGAAACCCCGCATGGGCTTTTGCCGACCTGCTGCGACGTCGGTTTGGAGAACCGTACCTGTCCGACAGTCGCCTCGACTTGCCCGCGCTGCAAGCATGGGCAGCATCGTGCGACGCGCTTGCTGGAAACTCTGGCAAGCCTTACTGGCAATTTGACGGCGTCTTTGAGGGCGGCTCGATCTTTCAAAGCCTTAAGGTCATCGGGTCGCACAGCCGCGCAAACTACACCATGCGCGATGGTCGTCACAGCATCGTGCGCGACGTCGCTCAAACGGTTCCAGTGCAGCACATCACGCCGCGCAACTCCTTTGGCTACACAGGCCACAAGACGTTTGTGCAATACCCGCACGCGATTCGTGTGAAGTTCACCAACGAAGAGAACGGCTGGCAAGAGGACGAGGCCATCGTTTACGCAGACGGATACAACGAATCAAACGCGACCATCTTTGAGTCGCTTGACCTGCCCGGGTGCTCGAACTTTGCGCAGGCATGGCGCGAAGGCAGGTACCAGCACGCGGTTGGTCGCCTGCGGCCAGAGGAGCACATGATCACGATGGACATCGAGGCGATGCGCTGCACGCTTGGTGACCTCGTGATGTTTTCACACGACGTTGTTTCAATTGGAATCGCATCGAGCCGAATCAAAAGCCTGACGCGCAATTCGAACAGCGCCGTGACAGCGATCGTCCTTGAAGACGAGGTTTATTTTGACCCGGGTCTTGCGCGAGACTATGTTTTGCGCGTCCGCACTGCCACGGGCACCAGCCAGCTTATTTCGCTGGTTAGCGTCGGCGTTGGAAGCACCGCCGTTGTTATGCCGCTCACTCCGATCGCCGCCAACGTGGCCCCGGAGGTTGGCGACTTGGTGATGTTTGGCGAAGCCGCACGCGAAACGGCTCCGATGATTGTTCGCAAGATCGAACCCGGATCAAACCTGACCGTTCGCCTTGCACTTGCCGACGCCCAACCCGGCGTTTGGACTGCCGACACGCAGGCCATCCCGGCGTTCAACAGCTACATCACAACAACAACGCCAACAGCCGAGGCGAAACCCGGACTGGTTTCAATCGGCAGTGTTCGTTCTGATGAGACTGTCCTGCTGCGATTGGCTGACGGTACGTTGCAAGACCGCATTTTTGTGGAGTTGGTGGCTCCAAACTCTGGCCTTGTTCGAGTCGCCAGCATGGAATTGCAGTACCGCCCGCAAGGGGGTGTGAACTGGATTGTGGCAAGTCGCGTAACCGTTGATGCGCCAACGGCATTCATCACCGGAGTGCAGGCAGACCGCTACTACGAGATTCGTGTTCGTGGCATTTCCGAGAACAACATTGCAGGGGACTGGTCGGCAACCATTAACCATCGCGTCATCGGTAAGACGACAAAACCGGGCGCTCCGCAGTCGTTCACGGCATCTTCACGAGTGGACAGCGTTCAACTGGCATGGACTGCGCCGACAGACATCGACGTCATTGGGTACAACATCAGGCGAGGAACCGATTGGGCTTCTGCCGAGGTGGTGACAGACAAATATTCAGGTCTGACTTTGTCGGTTCCGGTTTTGAGCGCGGCAACAGAAACTTTCCTGATTCGTTCTGTTGATGCCATTGGACTTGAGTCCGACGCTGTTCTTTCTGTGAGTGCTGCGCCCGCTGCGCCTGCTGACGTTCCAGACTTCAACGTGTACGCCCGTGAAGACTATGTTGCGTGCTCTTGGACGACAGTTGACGGCATCGGTATGCAGTACGAAATTCGCACCGGTGAATCGTGGGCAACCGGCGCTGTGATTGGTCGTACTGCTGGCGACAAGCTGGAGGTGAAATACCCCGTACGAGTTGCGGGTGATGTCACGTACTGGATCAAGGCTGTTTCGCCAGTTAATCTGTATTCACAGAACTCACTTTTTGCGACGACCAGACAAGCGCCAATCGTAAACCGAAACATTGTGTTCGAGCAGGACTGGACTGCGCAAAACTATCCGGGCGTCAAGCTCGATTTGGTTCAAAACGTGACGGCTCTTGAACTGGTTAAGTTCAACGGCCAGAATTCCCCGCGTGGCGACTACTTTGCCGAGGTCACACTCCCCGCAAACTTTTACGCTCGTTCGTGGACGGAGGTCAGATCAGCTTCGGTTGCGAACTCAGGAACTACGTGGGCTGCTGCCTCTTTCATTTGGGACGCAGCTGGCTCACAAACATGGCAGGGCAACATTGGCGACAGTGAAGCCGGTGTGGCGAATATTTTTATCTCGGCATACACCGGCCAGTTAAAAGGCTCGGTGATCGAGGGCTGGCGCTTGAACGGCACAACGACGGGCGTGTTGGGCACACAGGCCGCTGATTTTGCCAATGCCCCCTACTCGCCATGCCGCTTTGCAAACGGCCTACAAACGGTCGGAACAACCAAGGCGGGATGGAACGTCAACGTGCCGCAAGTGTTCTCAACCGTGTTTGACTTCAGGTCTGACAACTTCCTTGACCAAGACCAGTGTCTGCTGACTATGCAGTCTGGCTCTGGTTATTTACGACTCGTCTTTGATGCGGTACTCGACAGGTTTGCCTTGGTAGACCACATCGGGAATCGTGTCGACGTTGCCGTGCCAATTGAAAGCGGTGACGTTGTCACCTTTGGCATTTCCCAATCGCCAACATCGCGGGCCTTATACGCCGCAACGAGGCGTTACCCGAATCCCGTGGTGGGCGAAATCATCGTCGCCCCAATCGGGAATTTCACAAAACTTTCCATCACTGCTTAAGGAGTTAACCATGCAGAAAATTGAACGCACCATCGAGGTTTGCTCGGTTCAGGACGCACAAGACTGGCTCGCACGCATGCGCGATGCCGCCCCCCGCACCAATATCGGCATCCGTGGGTTTTCTGAGTCAATGCTGTTCCGCAAGGACGGCATCATTGAAGTGCGTCACAAAGAGAACGGCATCAGCGACGCTGGTTTCGACTTCATCTCCCACGCAATCGGCAACCGTGCTGCTGCTGGCGCGACTGCCGCCATGAGCCACATTGCCGTTGGCACTGGCGCGACTGCTTTTGCCGCTGCGCAAACAACGCTCGTGACCGAACTGAACCGCCAAGCCGCCACTTTCGCTCACACCATTGGCACCAAGGTGTTTTCGTTCAGCGCCAGCTACGCTGCTGGTACCGCAACTGGTGCGATCACAGAAGCAGGCGTGTTCAATGCGGCCAGCGCGGGCACCATGCTTGACCGCGTGACGTTTGCCGTGATCAACAAGGGTTCTGACGACTCGTTGACCCAGACCTTCACCTTCACGATGTCCTAATCAGGAATCGGGTCTGTGGCAGTCACCATAACCTCTGGGGCGGGTTCCAGTTACACGTTCGGTGGCGCGACGTGGGACTGGAACGACGTCCGTGGTGCAAAAACGTGGGCCACAGCCTACGCGACCTCGTACGCCTGTACCGAGGCAGACGCTGCACCTGCTTTTGTTGAGGCTCGACGCGTCAACATTGCTGCAACAGACCCCGAGGTCTTTGCCGTCGGCGAGTTGCGTCGTTCAACAATCACAGATTCGCAGTCAGAGGCTTTTGCTACGGCTGAAGCACGATCTGACGTTTGGACTGCCGCCCGGACGTTTGCTGAAACGCTGGCGACAGTGGAGCGGCGATTTGCAGCCGTGGGAGCCTTTGAGCCAGAGGTGTTTTCGTTTGTCAGTGCCCGGACGGATGTTTGGAATGCCATCAGCAAAGCGTTTTCAACTTTCAGCACGGCTGAGACTTACGTAGATTTCTGCGTTTGGATTCAAGCGAACCTTGAGTCGTTCCAAACACAAACGTTGCCTTCCCGCGTTTTTCAAAAACGAGCACTAGCTGAAGTCTTTGCAACAAGTGAGGCAAGGCGATCTTCGCTTGAGACAACCGTTCAGCGGGCGCTTGGCATCGCATCCGCAAACCGCAAGGCCGTCTTCGCGGTAGAAAGCGAAGCGTTCTCAAACGTCTCCGCGCAATCAGAAGTTTGGTCGGTTGTAAGAACACTTGCCGAGGCATTTGCGACAGCGGAGCGTCAAGCAGCCAGCGTTTCTGCGATTGATGCTGAATCGTTTGCCGTTGCTGAAAACAGAACCGACGTCGTTGCTTTTGCCCGTTCGTTCAGTTCTGCCTGTGCTTTTGCTGAGAATCGAACAGATGTTTGGCAGGTCGTCCGTTCTCAACCAGAAACATTCGCAACCGCAGAAAAACGCGTGGCATCGACAACGAAGGTTCCACGCGAAACGTTGCAGACAAATGAATCTCGTTCAGATGTTTGGACAGTCACACGCAATCTGGCCGAGCCACTTGGCGTCACATCTGCTGCCCAGACTAACATTTTCAGAAGCAGTGCCAGCGCGTTTTCCATCGTCGATGCGCGGGCAGATGTTGTGCAGTTTGTACGTAACTTCTCAAGTGCCATCTCGTGGACAGAGATTTATTTCGACAACATCAGTTGGATCAATGCCATCGACGAAACGTGCAGTTTTTCTGCCGTCTACCGTAAAGGGATGGGCGTATTTGAAAGCGAAGTTTTTACCGCAACCGATCGCCTTGCCAAATCGATCACAGCACCTAAAACCCGGGCGCTGTCGATTGGCGAAAGTTACACAGACCTGATTGCTTGGATTCAGGCAAATAGTGAGAGCGTGGCATTTGCGGAGCAGACGCCAACTGCAATTGCCAAACAAATTGTTCGCACGCTTGCTGTTCGAGACATGCTGCTTCGCAATGCGTCCGGCGTTTTCGCCGATCTGTCTGTACGTTCATCGTCAATGACTGCCGCGCAGTTTGCCGACCTATTCTCGACGCGACACCCAGAGGGCTACGAAGACTTCAAGCAGTACCTCCCCGGCGACTACAAGTTCCAGAAGGCACTGATCAACATCGCACTAATTCCGACTGATGGGGCTTCACAAACGCTTTCACTTCAGTCTGCACGCACGACTGTTGACGTGCCAGACGTGACAGATCGTGGAAGCCAAACTCTCACCACTGCTGGTGCGACGATCAGCTACGCACGAACGTTCTACATCCCACCGGAGATCAGGATTCAGCAAACTAGTGGTGCTGGCCCGGCGATCGCAATGGTGTCCAACGTGACCACCACAAGTTTCTTTGTGCGGCTCTTTGATGCCGCCAGTCCAACAACCCCTGTCTCTGGCTCGATAAGCTGGAGCGCATTCGCTTATTGAAGGAGAGCAAATGGCACAAACGTACAACGACATCCCGTCAACCGACACGCTTTCGGCATCGCGGCAAAAGATTCTCGACCGAGATGAGGCAATCAAGTCCAGCTTCTCGGGCACGGCTTTCCCGACGACCAGTCTTGTCGTCGGTATGCTTTGCTACCGGACAGACCTGACAAAGCTCTACATCCTGAAGGACACAACTCCGACTTGGATTGAGGTCGTCAGCATCGCTGGCGCAAGTGGCATGGCTCCAAACGCCGACAACTTGGACGGCTACACAACCTCAACCACTGCGGTTGCGGCTCGCATCCCTGTTTACAACGCCAGCGCTCAACTGGTCGGCGACATTACCGGTAATGCTCCGACGGCAAGCAAATGGGCGACGGCACGAACTGAAACCCTCACTGGCGATGTGACGGGGTCGACGACGGTGGATGGCTCTGCCAACTACTCCATCGCTACGACGCTTGCCAACTCTGGCGCAACCGCTGGCTCATACACAGCAGCCAACATCACCATCGATGCCAAGGGTCGCGTGACCGCAGCCTCCAGCAACACATCGCTGGTCACATCGTTCAACACCAGAACTGGCGCAGTGACGCTTTCCAGCGCCGACGTAACTGGCGCACTCGGCTTCACGCCACTGAACGCGGCTGGAGGCACTATCTCCGGTGCGTTAACCGTCTCGGGCGGCAACGTATCTGTTTCAGGAGGCAACGTGGTCATGAGCAGTGGACGCAACTTTGTTTCTGGTCGACCCGGGAACAACGCACGCGACACCGGCTTCAAAATGAGCGACGGCCAAGACCTCGGTGAGATGGACAGAAGCACGCAGTACTTCGACGACGTTGCCACAAACTGCAACGGTTACATGCCAAACGGAAACTGCGCAGGTAACACGTACTACACCCCGCCGAACGGCAACTGGTGGACGTGGGGTGTCGCGGGCGTTCCAACTTCAAATTGCGCCAACAACAGTGCTTTTGATGGAGCAGGCGGCAACACTTCCACGCTCAACGCAGTCACGGTGGGCTTTAACTACGACGCCTACTACCTTGCAGCCGACGAAATTGGTGGTCAAGAGTACCGACGCAACTACCGCAATTGCAACTGTGGGGCTTTTAATTGCCGTACCAACTGCAACTGCAACTGCGATTGCAACTGCACCTGCAAGTAAGGACACGACATGCAAAAAATCAAAATTCCACCGCCAGAGTTTTCGACTACGTACAAGCCGCCTGCTGCTTACGTAGTTCGGCTTGAAGTAATTGAAGGCTGCTTTGTGGCACGTTACTTTCAGGTTGTCGACCAAGTGGACGAGTCCGACAAGACAGTTCGTGACTCAATGAAGCCTATCAGCCTTCAGCCTCCTTTGCTGATGCGCAAGGTCGAAACCCAGAGAACTCTGGTTTTGCCGTCTGCGGTAACAGACAATGCAGAAGTTCAGGACAAGCTGCTCATGGACATCGGATATCAAGTCTTTGCTCCAACAAGTGGTTCAAACTCTGTTTGTGGTTTTGGAGAGAGACAAGACTTTGCACTCTGGTGTTTGCCGTTTACTCACCAAGGAAAGGTTGGTGAGCCTTTTAACCATTTCACAGAGGGCGAAATCGTCAAAGGTAAAGTCACAAGGATAGGAAGACTTCGTGATGCCCAGCCGATCTTTATTTTCTACGCAGACGTAGCCAATGCTCCATTGACAAGCTGGAAGCTGCATTACGTGGACTTCCCAACGTTTATTTTGGAGGACGCGACTGCCGGAAGCTGGACTGTCCAGACGCAGGCGTTTGACTACATCTCACTGCTCCCAACATTTGAATCTTCTGCGCCTTCTTCCGTCGGTGAAAGTGGCTCGGCAAACGTCAGCATCACACTTAAACGCAATGGGACAGCAATTGCGTACAACGGTGAGATTGAAGTTGACGCAATTTCAGGCTACGTTCCAAAGCGCCGCGCAACGGTTGTGAACGGCGTCGCCTCGATCAAAGTCATGCCGCTTGGCCTCAGTGCCGGAGACAGCGTCCGCATCAAGGTCGGGACACGCAACGTCAGTGGGCTGGCCGACGTCACCATCCCGGTGGTTTGATGAGCGTCGGGTTGACGCGCTTTCAAGAGTTAAGTCGTCAACACCGGCTTGCCGAGGCTTTGCTTGATTGCAAGTCTCCGGTGGCACCCGGGGAAATAGTGAGCGTTCCGCTGCCGGTCGCTCAAGACGCTCTCGTTGAGGCCGTCCGTCTGGTGGAGAGCAAGTACCCGTTGCGTGGGTTTGCCAACGCCGAGGGCCACGAGGACTCCGCTTATCAGAATGTCTCCCTGACATTCAACCCGGCGATCCACGGCGACCCACACCACTCGACCCTCGGGACTGCTTCGATCTCGAAGAAGGACTTTTTCTACGGGAACGCACGCACTGCGTCGGCGATCGGTGGCATGCGTGACTCGTACTACGACACATACGGCTTTCGCCATCTGACGCCAGCGGGGCGCGAGGAGCTTGGCTTGCTGACCAGCCGGTTGAAGAGAAGCCTTGTGCGCTCTCGCTTGTCCGTTATCCGTGCCGGTCAGCCCGGGCCGTCCAGCTTCATGTGGGGCTGGCACAAGGACGAGCCTGTGTTCGAGAACTTGCGAGTCAACATCCACGTGACCGACTCGCCGTGCCACCGAATTCAGATCATGCGCGAGAACAGGATGCCGACCTCCCAATGGGACGATTCGCTGGTCGAGCATCACTTTAAAGCAGGATTCTGCTACTCGTGGGACACACACCTGCCGCACAGAGCTTGCGCTGTCCTGCCGTCGCGTGATGACCGCGCCGCCATCGTTCTTGGCTTGTCACCTTGGTTTGATTTTGACGTCGAGAATGACGAGTGGGCACCCAACGAATTCTTTGGGAAAAAGCACCCGCTTCAAATGCTGATTGATGGAGACGTGATATGACACCGTCCGTGCAAAAACTAATTGATAGCCAGTGGCCTCTGAAGTTGGCCCAGAACCTTGGTCGCTACGACGACCTTATTTTTTGCCCTCTTGACCTCCCGCCGCCTCCTGACATTGACACGGCTGCATTCGTCGATTGGATGCTGCGTGTCGGCTCTTCGAGCATGGCTCCAAAGAAGGTCTACGAAAAGCTGAACGGTCATGAATATCCGTGGGTGTGCGCTGCACCAAAGGGCGGCTCTTTCCTTGCGATGAAGGAGGCTTTCCCGCAGATCACCGACTACTTGGATCACTACCCTTTTGACGAAATTGACCACTGCGTTGTTCTGGCCCAGCGCGGCTACCAACACGTCTTCACGCACACCGACGGGGACTACCTGCGAGGGATGCGGCTCTACCTGAAGTCAAAAAACAAAGAGGGCTTGCACTTCTTTCGCGGGCGTGAGAAGTACGACGCCTTCGACATGTACAAGACCAAGCCGGACGGCGACGTCGATCGGATCAATTGGGAAGAGTCGCATCACATGGACAAGCCGATCTACGCGGACTTTCCAGACAATTGCCAGACCTTCATGGTCAACAGTGGCCGAGCCTGTCACGCCATCGACTCGAACACTTGCGAGTTGGGCGACCGGATTGCAATCCTGATTCGAGGCACTTACAACGAGCAGCGGTTCAACGACCTCATCGAGCGATCGCTGGCAAAGTACGGCGACAGAGCCATCTGGTACTGATCAGAAGTCGCCATCCATCGGAGCGACGGCTGCAATGATGACGGCGTTTGCTGAGACCGGTCGACTCCCAAGGATGAAGCGGTTGAAGTCGCTGTACCTTGACAAGCTGCCAGCCGGGATTTGCTCTGCGACCGTGCGGCGGTAGTGCTCGAAGCGGCCAACTCCTTTTGCGAGGGTGCTGTCCTTCCAAGCCGTTCCGCTCGACCTGACGTGATAGGTGAGCCTGCGCTGGTCGCTTTCCATCTCAAGCAGGCAGGCGTCAAAGGTCGCCTGAAAGCCGCTCTTCCTCGGGCTGTAGATGCCACCGGTCGGTCTGTTGCAGCCCATCACGATTGTCGAGGCTGGCAGCGATGGCCAAGGCCACACGATCGTGAACGCTTGCACGAGATCGCCCGACAACGCCCCGTAAGCCACACAGCCCGATCGAAGAAGGTTGGTGAAGGTGCCCGCGTAGGGATCGCGCCCGGGTTGCTTGACGGCCATCATCACCTTGGGTTGGCTGTCAAAGCATGCCTGAACATCGATGGCGTCAGAAGCTGTCAGGCGCTTAACAAAAAGTTGGTTGGTCACTTGAAGTATCCCGGCTCACATAAAATTCTCATTGCAATATCATGCCTGTAACGATCAGAAACGAAAAGAGGTAGCCATGTTTGAGTGGACGTCATCAAAAGCAGCCGTTTTTCAGGGGTTGGGTACATTGTCAATCCCATTCGGCCTGTTCTTTTTCGACCTTTCATGGTTGCTAGCAAGCCTGATGGTCTTCTGGTTGCTGGCGCTGATGTCCACCGTTGCACTGCATCGTCTTTTTGTCCACGCGACCTACAAGTGCTCCCGGTTCTGGCATTGGACACTCGGCACACTTAGCTGCTTGACCATGACCTCAAGCCCGCTGCAATGGGCGGTGGCGCACTACACGCACCACAAGCACTCAGACACCGATCAAGACCCGCACAACAACAGTCTGGCAAAGATTTTCGGTCTGGCCTATTTCACAAAGAGCAGCTACGACTTCACCCGTGCCCGTCGGCTGATGCGCGACCCGCTCCACGCGACGCTGCACAAGAACTACCTGCTTGTTCACGCCGCATGGGTGGGCCTTTGGTGGGTCTTTGCAGGGCTTCAGGGCGTTTATTTTGGCTGGATGCTGCCTGTGACCGTTTGGATGTGGGCGGGGGCCGTGCACACCCGCTTTTCGCACCGTAACGGCCAGCCGGTGAACATGCACTGGCTTTTTGGCTTCGTTTTCTTGGGAGAGCACCTCCATCGCCTGCACCACGCTCAACCGTTCCATCAGAACTACGCCACGGAGCCGGGGCAAATGGACATTGGCTATCAAGTTATCCGGCTGATTAGCCGTCCTTGACGGAAAACCACTAGGCCGACCGCCCGGGAACATCTCCCCCGGACTCTCATTTTGGTGACAAAATCTTGCTCATCCCAACTTGCAGATGAGAAAGCGGAGTCACATGCCTGAGTTCGTAATTGAGACCCAACGGCCTGACGGCAAAGTCGGCCCGTCCTACATTTACAAGACCGACACATCTGAGCTGCTGGACGCCATGATGCGCCAGCCGGTTGTCCCGGTTTCGACAAGCGTTCAGCCAAGACCGACCGCGTTTCGCGTCAGCAAAGACAATCCTGCTGGAAAAGTCAGCCCGAAGGTTTTGAAAATCTCACTGGGCCTGTCTTGCAACTACGAATGCGAGTACTGCTCCCAAAGGTTTGTGCCACGGGCAGACGAGACGAACCCCGGGGAGGTTGAGGGATTTGTTGCTGGCCTTGACGCATGGGTGACAAGCCCGCCCGAGCGCATTGAGTTCTGGGGCGGTGAGCCGCTGGTCTATATCAAGACCCTGCGCCCTCTGCTGGCCGCGATGAAGGCCAAGTACCCGGAGGCTGACCTCTCCATCATCACCAACGGCTCCTTGCTGACGCCGGAGATCAACGACTGGATTGTTGAGTCCGGCCTTTCGGTCGGCATGTCGCATGACGGCCCCGGGCAGCACGTTCGTGGCCCAGACCCTTTGGACGACCCCGAAAAAAAAGCAGCCATCCTTGACCTTTACAGCCGCCTGCGCCCGCTTGGCAAGATGAGCTTCAACGCCATGATGAACCGGTCAAACACGTCCCGGTCAGCGGTGGTGCAGTTTTTCGTTGATCTGACTGGCGACCCATATGTCCCGATCGGTGAAGGTGCAATCGTTGATGCTTACGACGACGGAGGTGCTGCGCTTTCGCTGTCCCCGGAAGAAGAGATCAATTACCGACGTCTGTCTTTTGCAGAGATTCGCACGGGTCGCCCGCGCAACTTTAGCCTTGTGCCAATGAAGATCGACTCGTTCATTCAGTCGATTCAGACTCGCCGCCCGATGACTGCCGTTGGACAAAAGTGCAGCATGGATCAGCCAGACCAGATGGCTGTTGACCTCAAAGGCAACGTTCTAACCTGCCAAAACGTAAGTGCCGTGTCTGCCTCCCCAAGCGGCGAATCCCACCTGATCGGCCACGTTACCGACCTCGCCAATGTCAAGCTGACAACCGCGACGCACTGGTCAAACCGAGACGAGTGCAACGTCTGTCCGATGGTTCACATTTGCCAAGGCGCATGCATGTTCTTGTCCGGGCCACTTTGGGATCAGACCTGCAACAACGCGTTTTCAGATGCGGTGCCGTTCTTTGCCGCAGGCATTGAAATCATGACCGGCAACATCCCGGTTCGCATCATTGGCCCACACCGGGCCGACCGCCACGACATTTGGGCGTTTAAAGACTCTGCGTCGGCCATCCGTGGCTCGCGCAAGGTCATCCCGATCAACAAGGCGGTGGCATGAACGGCAAGAAAATCATCGGCCTGATCGGCGTTGCTGGCAGTGGGAAAACGCTGGTGGCAAAGCACCTTGTGGAGCGCCACGGCTTTGTGCGCCAGCGCTTTGCAGGGCCGCTGAAGGAGATGATTAAAGTTGGGCTTGGCCTGACAGACCAGCAACTCGACGGCAACGGAAAAAACGACCCGATCGCTTGGGCTGGTGGAGCAACTGCACGGCACATGATGCAAACGCTCGGCACCGATTGGGGCCGTCGCATGATTCACACCGACATCTGGATCAACCGGTGGCGGCACCTCGTTGAAACCGAGTCGTCTGAATTGATCGTCGTGGACGACGTGCGATTCCCCAACGAAGCCGCCGCCCTGCGCGACGTAGGGGGCCAGCTTTGGCGCGTTTATCGCCCGGGCCTTACCACCGCCAGTCATGCTTCGGAACGCGCACAGGCCCAAATTGCCGAGGACATTCTTATCAACAACGCCACCAGCATCGGGGAGATGATTCGCTCCGTTGATGCGGTGGTTTCACAAATGTAGAGGTGAAATATGGGTGACTGGAAAGCAATCCTTGGGGCGGTAGCTCCGACCCTTGCAACGGCAATCGGTGGCCCATTCGCTGGCATGGCTACCAAGGCGATTGCCGGTGCGCTGCTTGGCAAAGAGGATGCGACGCAAGACGAGATTTCCGTCGCACTCTCAGGGGCGACACCGGAGCAGCTTGTGGCGCTCAAAAAGCTGGACGCCGACTTTGCCGTTCGCATGAAAGAGTTGGACGTTGATCTTGATCGGATTCAAGCCGCCGACCGAGACAGCGCCCGCAAGCGACAGATGGCCACAGGCGACAGAACGCCACAACGGCTTGCGTATTTGTACGCGACCGCTTTTTTCGCTGTCATCGCCTTCCAGTGCTGGCTTGCCTATGAGCAGAAAGAAGTTCCGGTCATGATCGGAAAAACGCTCGACATGCTGCTTGGCGTCCTCACCGCGATGGTTTTGGGCAGCAAGGAATACTTCTTCGGGTCGTCGTCCTCGTCGGCCAAGAAAACTCAGCTTATGGCCGACAACGCCTCTAAGACTTGATCCGCAGATTGTTGCCATGACGACTCCTTGTCGTCCTCAAGCCCCGGGATTCAACCCCCGGGGCTTTTTTATTTGGCGTCTGCTGCGCGGGCCATCTCCACCAGCAGGGCGACCGCAGGCATGACCGTATCAGGCTGGCGCAGTGCATCGAGGATGGCGGGCAGGCGCTGCTCCCAAGACGGGGGCGCTCCGGCAGGGTCAACGACCCCAAATGACTCGTGGATGTGGTTTTCTAGGTGGGCCATGACGTGATCTTACTGTGCCGGGGTGTGCCTGAGTATGTGCCTTCGGTTCTTGCGCGATGATCGCTCCGTGCGCAAAAGCTACTGGCGGTGGGGGTGGGATTCGAACCCACGGAAGTCTTTGAAACTTCGGTGCTTTTCAAGAGCACTGCCATAAACCACTCGGCCACCCCACCAGCTACTGTCAAAAGCGTGATACTCGTCCCACGGTTTTCAAGACCGCTTTTGAGGTGCCCCAACGGTTTCTCTAAGGTTCTGGAAACGCGCATATTACTCCGTTGAGTCCGCGACTTAGCCGTTTGCGGCGGCAAGGGTGTGCGGGGCTTCAACGCTAGGGTTGTGCCCGGTCTGTGCCGGTTCTGGCTTGGTCATGGCGTCCCTGAAGTCGGCAACGTAGGCCAGATAAATTTCGGTGGTCTTGACCGATGTGTGCCCGAGGTGCTTTGAAAGCGCGTAGATGTCGCCGCCCGCCAGAAGCCAACGAACGGCAAAGGCGTGCCGAAGGTCGTGGAAGCGGAACGGGCGCAACGTGCGGCCTTCAGCGGCCTCTCCGGCGACCGCCCGGGCCATGACCTCGCGGAACTGTCCTGCGGCGTTCCTGAAGGCTTCCCCATCGATGCCGTGCCAAAAAAGCAGCCCAGAACGGATGTGCCGGGTTGTGCCGGTCACTGTGCCGGTTGCATCGCCGCCCGGGGTTTTGAGGCGAACCACGCGGGGCCGGGAAACCTTGGTGCGCGGCAACAAAACCTCGCCGTCCCCACGGACGTCACGCCACTCAATGCCGACCGCCTCCTTCTGGCGCACGCCGGTCTTGGCAGCAAACTCGATCAACTTCTTGAAGTGCCCGGTGGCGTAGGCAAGTACGGCGTCCACCTCGTGCGGCAGCGGCGGCACAAACACCCGCTTGCGCTCCTTGATCACGCTCCTGTCCCAAAGCCTCGGTGGGTTGTAGTCCGTGAGGCCAGCGGCAACTGCTGCCCGGAAAACGCTCGACAGGGCCGTCAGGTCGCGCCGTACGGTCGCGTTTGTGACCGGCTTGATGGTTGCCTTGGTTCCATCCGGTTCGGGCCGCACAAAGCCGCGTTTGCGGGCCTTCACGAATTCTGCGATCTCCGGCCTGCCAATTTGTGAGAGGCGCAGCTTGCCCCAAAGGTGGTCGACCATCCGAATGGACTCGACGTACCGCTTTTTGACGTTGGCCTTGAGTCCATCCTCTTCACTCATGGCACCGATCGTTTCTGCCCAATTGACGACCGCCTGCCGCCACGTTGGGTCGGAGCCTTTGCCGCCGTCTGCGCGGCCTGCAAGCTCGGTTCGCCACGCCTCTACTTCACGGCGTGCTTCGGATTCATCAGCAGTGTGTAGGCTGCGTCGATGCTCCTTGCCGCCAACCCAGACCCGCCCGTACCACGTTGAACCGCGTTTGTAGATGTTTCCGTCCATGAGGATTGCATCTCCGAAAGTGATTTAAGCCAACGCTCGAAGCTGTCGCCATCGACAGTCCACAAGCGCCCAATACGGGCGGCTCCGGGGAGTGCGCCACGCTGGCACATAGACTGAACCATGCGGCGCGAAACCCCAAGCCGTGAAGCAACAACGTCCGTGCGAAGTCGCATGATCTTTTTCAGGTCACGACGTCGACGGTTGGCAAAAGCGATTGATGAATGCGCTCCTTGAGCAGATAGCCCTCAAGCGCCCACAGCTTGTCGAACGCGTTGTCGTAGGCGATCGTTTCGCCGACTTCAGCGTTGAACGTCGCCGGGTCGACGCAGGCGCTTTCACCGGTCACAGCGAAGCCGTTGATCATCGTCAGGACGCAGATCGTCATCGTTGTCCCCGGAAGATGGTGGTATTCCACCTTCGAGATGCGCCGCGTGATTTGGTCGCGGGTTACCTTGTTGACGATTTCCATGATTACTCCTGCGGTGGTTGCTGCGCTTGCTGTGCCTGCTCGGCTTCTGCATTGCGCTTTTGAGCCTCTGCCAACGTTATCACGGGCGTGGCTCCGGGCTTCATGCGCATTGCAATGTCGCCTTCTGGCAGGTCGACAGGATTCACGCCCGCAAGCACGCCAGCATTCCAAAGCGTGCCGAGCACGAAGGCTCGAAAGCTGCGCTCCTCGAGGTCAAGCGCGTCGACGACTTGTTCGATGCCGTCGTCGTCAATTGCAGCGACCAAGATCATGTGTTTTTTCATTTCGTTCTTTCTAAAAGTTAACCGACGAGAATCATCGGTGGGGTTGCAAAATCCGAATCCACCCGACGCCACAAGTGGAGGCAGTTAGGGTGGACGTTGACGTACTGGCTTTTGGGTGGGTGGAACTGAACGACGCAATCCTCCGGCCCCCAAAACATGTCTTTGACTTGGCACATCTCGTCCCAAGTCGGCGTGCGGTCTTTTCGGCTGACGCTTACGTGCTCCCATCCGGCACCGTCACTGGCAATCACGCGAACAGACTGGCCGTGCTTAAGTTCAATGATGAAAAACCCGTTCTTGTCGTCCCCGGGCGGGTAACCCGGAAGCGCGACCCTGAACTTGTCTGGAGCACGAAACGTCATCGAGCAGACCCTACGCGTTGCCACTTGCCGCTGCGAATGACGTTCTCAGGCACGGCCTGTGGGACTGGCACTGCATCTTCGCAACCGGCCAGCTTGAGTTTCCACTCGCGCCATTTCTGCTGGTAAGCGGGCAACTCGGACGGGGGAACCCATCCGTGCTTTCTGAAAGTGACGGTTATGTCTGTCGCGGCTGCGGGAACCCATGTGAACCACGTTTCGTGGTATTCGACGGTCGTCTTTTTCATGCCTTGTCTCCTAAGACTTTTTGAACGCGGCGGTTAAAGTTTTTGTCGTTGAGTGCTTTTTGCGCTTCGCGCAGAAGCCCAACCATTCCAGAGATGATGTCGCTCAAGCGCGGAGGCGCAGAAACGACGGCCCCAACCTGTCCACCATCAAAGAGTGGCATCTGGTTCGGGTCGGCAAGTTTTCGCTCTGCCTGCAAGCAGACCGGGCCGATACCTGCGTCGATGCTTTCAGGGTTTTTCAGCGCCCTACCGCACTTTCGGCACTTCATCTCTGGCTCCTTTGGGCATCAAGGCTCTCTCGATGGCAGACATCGTTGGGCGGCGTGAAAGCTCACGCTGCTTGCGTTTGCGTTCTGCATCGGTCATCCCTTTCGGGACGTTGGCGCTCCGTGCTTTGCCACCGGCAAAGATTCGGATGTAGCGGTTACCTCGCCTCTCGTAGCGGTCGATGTGAATCAGCCGCATGGCAAGCAGGTCAGACAGGTACCGCAAAGCCGATCGCTCGGATAGAAAGGCCACTTCGGCTGCTTCGCATGCGTCCAACTCCTCCCCGCGATCAAACGCTTCGAGCAGTAGGCGCATGTGCGAGTTTGATCGGACGCGTGCTATCAATCCGTCCCTCCGACCGATGGGTTGTCATTCAGCAACTGAACGACCTCTGTGGCGCAATCCCTGAAGTCACGCTGGACGTCCAACAACTCAGCAAGACGCGTCGCCGCGTGCCAGCAAAGTTTGGAGTCCGTGTTCTTCAGGGCGTCAATGAGTTCGTTGTCGCTCATGGTCAGCACCCAAAACCGATGCAGAAGAACCACGCAAAAACGCGTGCGGCCAGACCGAGGAAAATAATTCCAAGCAACGACGTGATCAGGACGGTCACGATCGAAATGAAGTCAGTTTTTCTACGTGTCATGACCGACCCAATCAGAACGGAATGTCGTCTGCCATGTCGTCAAAACCAGAGGCATTCGACTTGGGTGCTGCCTGTCGAGCCGGTGCCGCCGCTGGTGCCTGCTGCTGGCGCTGTGCGCCGTCCCGGGGTTTCACCTCAAAGCGGGAAAGCAGCACGCCTTCCTTGTTGTCTGGGTTGGGAACGCCAGCAGGGTTGAAGGTGCGATTGATTGAGATGAACTGCGAGCCGTCGTCCTTCTCAAAAACGCCGCCAACCTGCACGTAGCGATTGCGGGTCTCGCCTTGGCTGTCGACGTAACTGCCGACTTTGACGGCCAGATCATGTGTTTTGCGGGTTCCCATTTATTGCTCCTCTTGTCGCTCTGCGACGTATTCAATTAAAAGTTCGTCTGGAGACACGCCCATCACGGTCGCGGCTCTGACGATCATGTCGGCACGCATCATTCGCGCACCGGCCTCGTGCCACCGAATCGTGTTCACAGAACACTTCAGTGCGCTCGATAAGTCCAGCAGCCAGCATTTCTGACGCCTGCGGACTGCCCGGAACTGCGCACCAAGTGCGCGTTCCGTTTCACCCTTGGCGACAAGTTTTTTAGGCGTGGACGCTTGTGCTTGCGCTGTGGTCAATGGCCTCTCCTTCAATGTTGCCGCCGTGCGAAGTGACCTCTGACGTCGGCGGCAAACCGTCAGTGCCAGCAAAGGCGTCAAGCGCGGCTTTGGCGGGCTTTTTGGCCGGTGCCGGTTGCTTTGCTTGAACCTCGATGATGTCTTGCGCCTCCTCGGCAATTGCAAGGCCACGAAGGACGTCGGCGAAGCCTGCGCGAAGCGTCCACGCCCGGGCACGCATTTGCAGCATGCGTGCGCGGTACTGTTGCCACGGGCCGTCTTTGTTGAGCAGTCCAGCCTTGGCGGCGTCGTCAAGCAAGAACTGCTGAACGAATGGCGTCGGGATGCCTTTGCGGCGTGCCGAGCACCGGTAGCCGATGACTTGACCGTCTTTCTCCAGCGGCACCTCTTTGAAGTCCTCCAGCAGCCCGGACGCCTGAATGATGGCGAGTGCGCCGTCGCCCCAGATGCTTGGCACGTTGTTGATGACCGCGATCGACTGCAAGCTGGCGATGGGCGTCAGGCCCAACTCCATCCCGTGCATGACGCCCAAGACGATCTTTGATTCGTCGTAGCCGAGGTCTTGCCGCTTGGGGTCGACCATGTACGAGCGTGGTGCCCAACGGGCCGCTGCGATGGCCTTGGCGAGTCGGAAAACCTGCTCGATGTCCGTGGGGACGATGGCCGCAACCCTGCCGCCAGACGTCAGCGCGGGTTTGGCAGAGGTTGCGGGTACAACTTGCTGGTGCTGTGTCATGTCAATGGCCTCGAAAGTGGGGGCGACTTGCTCTTGCGTTGTGGTTTGTGTTTCGGTGTTGCTCATTTGGCTTCCTTGACGATGGTCATCGCTCCGCGATAGGTGAGTGCTTTTTGGATGCGTGCTGGCATCATCTTCTCGGCCCGGTTGATGACGGGCCAAGTGATGCGAAAGCCGTTACCTTTTGCCTTGGTGTTGGTGCCGAGGTGTGCGGCGATGCGGCCTTTGCTGGTCTCGACCTTGACCTCAAGCTGTGCGAGTTGTTCTTTTTCAGCGAGGTAGGTGTCGATCAACTGCTCGATGCCTTCGGCTTCGGTCAGGTCGATCGCAGATTCTTTTTCACCAAAGGCGTACGCCTTGGCAACCGACTCGTAGTCGGCGACGCTGGTGGGAGGGTTCTCGGCCCGCACGTTGTGCCAGAAGGCAGCAATCGCCTCGGCAATCTTCTGCTGCGTAGGCTCATGGCGCTCGATGCGACCTCGATACAGCTTGTTGCCACCAACGCAGGCGACAACCCAACCGTGGTCTGCGCCGGTTGCGCCCATTTGGTGCTGAAGCTGGAGGTTGATGTGAATCGGTGGGGCAAGCACCTCTTCGCCGTCGACAAGCCAGTCCTTCTGGAAGATCAAGAAGTCGACGTTCTTGAACTCGACCGGGACGCCAGTTACGCCGTCGCCGTGAACCTCAAAATCCAGTGATGCGCCCCATCCCGGGACGCCGTCGTGCGACATGTAGCGGCGCACCTTGCGAAGGGGCCAAGCAAACTTGTGCTTTGCCCACTCGGCCAGCGCAGGTTCCATGAACCGTCCGGCGTCGATGCGCTCCGATGAGAAGTCCTCTGGCATGACGATGCCAGCCTTCTCGTTGTAAAGACCGTAGGCGGTCTGAAAATGCGACAAACACCCGAGGGGCACGGCATCGGCGGGCACATCCTCGTAGGCGTGCCGCACGATGGTCGTGCCGTCGGGCAGTTCGTAGCGGTAAAACAGGCTGGCGACTTCTGAGCCGCCCACGAATTGCTCGCGGACGGACAGCCACTCAGCTTCGTTCTTAATTGCGATTGCAGCCATGACTTTCTCCTTGTTGCACCCTCATGGGTGTGACAAGAGAATATCATAACCGTGATGCTGCTCAACCCCAATTAGTCATTTATATGATAATCTTTTGGGAAAGATTACAGCGGTTGCGTAATGGAGACAATGCGATGGCCAGACAAAACCTCAACGTCCTCGAGCGTCCCGGCGTTCCACGAAACAAGCGCGTACAGCCCTTTTTGGCTCCCGCGCCGAACCTCTCGCACAAGCGGCTCCGACCGTCCTGCGACGTTCACGACGGCCAGCTTGCCGACCAATTTTTCTGGGCCGACCGGTGCGGTCTCAAAGTAAAAAATCCATCCTGCTCTAAGTGGGTGCATCCCGTCGCCTTCCACGCGGGCTGCTGTGAGGTCAACTCCGGCAGCGACACCCGATGGTCGCGGCACAAAGCCAATCGTCTGCATTTGAAAAAGTCTCCCGTTGATACCTATTTCGAATCGCAGGGGGACGTCACCCGCTACAGGATTTTGCGAGGCTCCTCTCCCCAAAATCTCATCAACCGTTGCCCCTGCGGCTTGGGCCAGCTTCTCAAGGGTGTCCGATGAGAGAGTGGCCGACTTGCCTGCTAGAAAGTTATAGATGGTCGATGATCGTATCCCCGCTTTTTGTGCCCACGGATGGGGCTTTAGATCACGATTGACCATGAACGACTTTAAAAGTTCGACCTTTGTCATTTGCATGTTTGCTTTTTTGGCTTTCATGAAACCTCCCGTCCCAAACATCTCCCATTCATGAGTTCTACAAACAAACCCCCATACCTCGGAAAAGTTTACTCCTCATCAGGGAAATACAAAAATAAAAAAGTAGAAATTGACGGCGTCACGTTTGACAGCAAAAAAGAAGCCAAACGTTACGGCGAGCTTAAATTACTGGAAAGAATCAACGAAATCAATGATCTAGAGTTGCAGCCGAAGTTCCCGATAGTGGTCAACGGCAAGAAGATCGCCACGTACATCGCTGATTTCCGGTACCGAACGAGCGACGGCAGCACGGTGGTCGAGGACGTCAAAGGGGTCAGGACGCCGGTTTACCGCATCAAGAAGAAGCTGGTTGAAGCACTGGAATCGATCTCAATCGTTGAAATCGATTAAGACGGGGCTTTCACATCCGGCGTTGTCATTGTTATGATACTTCTCGCCACCCGGAATCATCTCGGTCGGCACCGGCCACGGTCGGGGAAGTAAAAAAGTAGAGGGTTTTATGGAGAAAGATACTGACGTCGAACCGCTGGTCGCCCCCGAGGTTGACCTGCGTGACTTTGTTTTCATGCCGCTGGACGTGGTGCGGCTGCGCGACTCCGATCTTGGGGTGGTTTGCAGCGACGCCGAGATCAGGGCGGCTCTTTGGCTGTGGTGCGCATCGTGGCATCAAGTGCCAGCCGCAAGCCTCCCAGACCAAGACAACGTGCTTGCGTCAATGGCTGGGTTTGGGCGCGGCAAAGAAGCGTTGACGCGATGGCTTGAGGTGCGTCAAGGCGCGTTAAGGGGTTACGTCAAATGCGTTGACGGACGCCTTTACCACCCCGTCATCGCTGAAAAGGCGAACGAGGCTTGGGCCGAAAAAACCAAGTACCGGCAGCGCAGGGATGAGTTCCGCAAGAGGCAAAAAGACCGCGCCAATGCGCGATGGGACGGTAGCGCCCACTCACATGGCGACGATTCTGCAAGGCGATCAGGCGGCAAAACTGACGTTGATGCGGCACTGGCATTTGACGTGAATGCCAATGCCGCATTGCCGCCTTGGCATGATGACGTGAATGCCAATGCAAACATGCCAATGAAAGGGACAGTAAAAGGGACAGTAAAAGGGACAGGGACTAAAGATATATCTTCGTCAACTGCGTCGCCGTTGACGGAGCCTGCTGAAAATCCTCCAGCACCAGAAAAGCCAGCCAAGGCCACGACCTACCCGCCCGAGTTCTTGGAGGGCTTCTGGGACATCTACCCTCGCCGGGTCAACAAGCTGGATGCCTTGAAGTCGTGGAAGCGTGCCGTGACCCATGCCGGTGGTGGCAAAGACGCCCAAGACCGCATCAGGAAGGCCGCTGTGGCGTTTTCTGAGGCCAGCCGGGGCCAAGACCCCAAGTTCATCCCGCACCCCGCCACGTGGCTCAACAAGGGGGCTTGGGAAGAGGCCGAGAACTTCGCTCCCGGCCAGCACCGCCCGGGCTACATCCCGATGGGGGTGGGTGGTTGAGATGGCTTGTCACAACCACGACAAC